ACAATACGACGAGCCGATACACCATTGATGATTTCTTTAGGTATACCAGATACCTCGATGATTGGTTTAGGAACGTTGATGGTACTCAAGTCCTTCTTACCGTGCTTATCGAGGAATCTAACCAAGCGATCTCTAAGTCCATTGTCGTCGAACGTTTCCAACCACGCATTGAGTTCTGTTTTGCTGGTAGCAGCAATCGATACTTTAATCATGCCATATGGAGGTTCTTGAACTTCACCGTATTTAGGGGCAAAGACTTCTTGCCACAATAGATAGTGGAAATACGGACTACGCTCTGGTGCCTGTTTGTAACTATCAGCAGACTTTAGTTCACCAGATTTATAGAACGTGGTATCACCCTCTGCGATAGATTTATAGATCTTACGCTCAATATCAGCGACTTCTTTGATGATATCGAAAAGCGGGATCTTCTTATCTTCCGCTGTCATTTTAAGGACACGATTGATCAGTCCCTTGACGCCGTCAGTGATAAACTTAGGCGACTGAGAACCTTTCAATACTGCACCCTTCATATCCAACTCGGGATCACCATCTTCAGCAATCTTACCTTCCGTTGCGCCCACGTGTGCAAAGTATGTCTTAGCACGCGATGTAAGTGCAAATACAGGATAGTAAAACTCTGACTTCATCGCATATTGGTGTAACTGATCTTTAGCCACGCCAATGTTAGCCGACATCTTAGCTAGAATGTGTGTAATGGAAGATGATGCTAAGAACGATACCGCATGTCCAACGTTGACAGACTTCTTCTCAAACGAGATATTACCACTGAACCATTCAAGCCAAGCTTTTACAGTATAGATGGTAGAATCTGTATCAGACGTTACAGCAGACTTACGTACGATACTAGGTAATGCCGCTACAGATGATGGTAGTACATCGGACACCAAAATGAATTGGATGAATTCTTTATACTCTTCCAATACCTCAGAGATATACTTAGCCGTAGCACCAATGATACCTTGCGTCTCTTTATCGAACTCGTCAAACTTACCCAATGACTTACCTGGGATAAGTTCAGAACACAACATAGCAACGAATGCTGTCATCTCTTCAGTTAGTGAGTTGATGTATTGCTTAGGGTTATCGACACCTTCACTCGGACGGTGTGACAACTTATCTAAGAATTCCCGCATCATTGAATCGTTGTATTTGGCTGTATGGTAAAGATCGCCAGTATATACAAAAGCTGCACGTTCTACCGGTTGTAGTGTGTCTGCTATACGACGTATAATACTCATCTTGTTTTCATCACGCCAATAAGCACGAGTGCTATACTCGATACATTCAACCATCTCAGACGGGGTCGGTGCTCTTAACCCATAACGCTCCATCATTTTACCAAACGCTTCAATATCCACGTGGTTAATGACCGTGAAGATATTATCAATCGCAACTTCTGACGACCAATAATGACGGTTACCACTGATCACTTTCTCATTGTTAGCATTACCATATCCCGTTGCACTACGGCAAGTCGATGTAAGGCTACTGTGGATGGTGTCAATAAACAATATCGTGGAGTCACTACAGTGTGCTCCCGACAACGAGTTATTCTTAATCTTCGATGTCTTTTGCTCATTGTTCTTGAACTCAGCCATCGCTTCATCGCCACTCTCTCGAGCATTAAACATCTCTTTCTTTTGTCGGTTACGGTTACCAACGTTTTTAGCGATATAGTCAGCTGTTACGGAACGCTCCATGTGTTTAGGTTTATAAACAGTCATCGACGGTGAAACAATTAGGTCGTGGCGATCGATCGTACCTACATACTTCAAAAACGATGTTATTTTAAACTCACGGTCACCACCTTTAACACGTCCAACGTATTTCATTGGCGGATCTTTAATAGGTAATCTACCGTCTTCCGCTGTAACACGCTTAACGTATTCTAAACACGAGTCATAATCTCGACCAGTGGTTCTCGCTAGGCCTAAGGCCATGTTTCTATGGTAAGCACCTACCAAATCAAATTGGCGTTGGTACTGCTCAGTTGGTCTCACGAACATTATTTTATTCCTCCTACGTTTGACCCAAATGATGATGCCGAAGAGTAATTTTTTAAAGACAAAAAATAAAGAAGACAAAAAAATAAGAGGAAAGCGTTGGGGCCACAAAGCGGGCCCCAGGCTTACTCAGGAGTCAAAACGTAGTGACAAAGTTTCCCGGACCGCCACTAGTCATACAATAGGTACATCTGTTGAACATTAATTAATCAATTCTTAATGTAACGTTACCGTACCCATTGGAAGATAAGACACGTTTGATCTTATCCACATCATCAGGACCCACATCCTCTATCGTGGCGTATATGGTGTTACGCTCAAATAATTGAATGGATGCTGAATCAATCCAAGGTAGCCCAAGGGCTGTACGCTCACCATTTTGCAAGACTATGATGATGTAAGAGTAGCTCTTATAATCATTGATAGTTCCTGCTGGTAGTGTACCGTATACGTTGACATGCATAGCTGCAACGTCAATATACGTCTGGGCGATATTCCAGTCACCAAAGGCAACTACCTTTACTTTCTTAAAGTCACCCAACACACTCGGTGCATGTGTCGTGAAATCATACACCGACTGCAATTGGAACTCGTTCATGTTTGCCATGATAACCTCATTTAATCCGAATGATAAAGTCACCAACTGAGTTTACGAACTTAATCTCGCAGATGGTGTATATTGGCTGCCTAACAAGCATCACCGTTGTCAACAGTGAGCTCAACAATAAACCCAATGGTTCAAGTGTGGCATCCTGAAGCTCTCCAGATTTTCTGTTACGATCATACTCACCGACAATGTCGGACATTAGATCTTGATCAAAGAAAGCTTCATCAATCATAGAATTGATTTTATCCAACACTACCTTTTTATCAACCGGTGCATCATCGTCAAACTCTTGCTCCATAGCGAACGTCATTTCGTCGCGTATAGAACAGAAGTCCTCAAGTGTCAATAGTCTCACTTTCATTGTTTTTATCCTACTGAAAACAGCACCACATCATCCTGGTATATAAAGAAACAGGGACATGTCAAATTTCCATTCGTGTCGTATAGCCGGGTTGCTACAATAGCTCGATATAATGTCTCATACGCTAACTTCAACATCTCATGGATAATCATGTAATCGTTTTCACAATATCCCGTTTCTGGTTGTGGTGGTAATCTAACCTCATTCTCAAAACTATAAGGGTATCTGTTTGCATTATCGAGACCCTCTAAGCAAATACGAATGAGCTCATCGATGTCATAATCATGACTATTCATAGCCTGAGCGTATCCAAGTAATTGCTTAACTAGTTGGTTAGTGGGTAGGATGTGCAATTGGTTTAGATCCGCCGCAATATCTGAGTTTAATTGTTTACCATCAAAACACAATATAGCCATCACACTATCTCCAAAATTACATCCCCACTGCGAGACCACGAGCGCTCAAACTTATCTAGGGAACTATCGGTTCTATCCACCATATCCCAAAATCTAAATAACACAGAACCATTGACAATATGTTCTACGTCGAGTGCTATCTCGATAACATCATCAAAGTCCCGATTAGAATGGGTCAGTGGATCGTCCTTTATGAACTCAATAAGTATAGAGTCAGTCCCTAGAAAATTACCATCGGGATCGTGTACCCAGGTGATGTTCTTTGTTCTTAACGATTCGTATTTAGCGAACAAGATGAGGTCGATATAATCCATCGCCTCATCGCGAGTCATTTCGTAACGCTGCATCACGTAGGAGATAACCTCACTTAAATCGAATATATTCATCTTAATAGACATCAGTTATGACCCATTAAATTGTATATTCACCATGACATCGCCTCTATCTCTAAATGGAAAGATGGCGGCATACTCAACCGATGTAATAAGGTCGCTCTTAGATTCTGTGTTAAAGTAAGCCTTACCAACATCGGTAGCTATAACATGGCGCAGGACCTGTTTAAGAATATCTTCCGTCCAAGAAACCATAAGTGATGCTATTTCCATCTTGAAATGATCCTGCACCGACATAGATTCATTAGATTCTTCAGTCCACAACTCCGACTCTTCAAGATAACATGTATAGTCGTGGAAGTTATATTCTTGATGATAGTGCGGTGGTATAGCACCACCTTTTATGAATCGAAAAAGACATCCTCGACCCGCACCTTCATCTATCCATAGTAAGTTGTTAGATGATGTCTGTATGCATATGTGCAATAGATCGATAAATAAGAAATCTGGATCTTGGTTAATCTTTAATTCCTTCTCTTTGAACCTATCCATCAGTTGTTGATATTGTATTTTATATCTAACGATGTGATCGGTAAGGTCAATTACACTAAAGAAGTTACTCATATATACCTCAAAACGGCATAAGAGGGGATACACACCCCTCTTATATTTAGTACTGTTGAAACATCTCTTCATTCTGATCGATGACGTGATTGATCTCTTCAGTAGGTTCTACTAATATCCAAGCATCATCCCCGATTATGTTAACACCGACGACTGTATCACCATCGATTAATTGGTTAAATCGGTAAAAGCATCCGTGTATCATATCGTGGGTGACTTCAGATATCTCATCCTTTAAGTCGCTTGGAAGTATATCCGATAACATAGATGATAGGTTTTTAGGTTGCGCTACCCACCCCATCAAGTGTTGCTCTATATGAGTTAATAGTAGTTTCCTAACATCCAACATGGATGCCTCTAGGCTGACTTCAGATAATCTGGCACCGAGGTATGAAAGAGGTTCTGCCACAGTAACTACGTGGTGATAATCTTTCATGTAAATCACCTCGACTTAATTCATCTGACTCAAGATCAACCGGTTAACGTCATCAAGTTCAGGATTATCGGAGACCATGTCGTCTAAAAATTCATCGCCTTCTAGCGACTTCAATTTATTCTTCTCACCATCATGATGCTCGTGATACCACAAGATACGATAATCCTCGATTGATTTAAGGTAGATAGCATCTGCGTATCTATGTACCTGTATTACCCACCAACGTTGTTTACCAACCATCTCCAGTAAAGACTGTCGGATCAACATATCGACTGGGTCCATCAATGTCGGTATGTGCAACATCAAATCTCTGAATGCTGCATTAAATACCTCTCCCGATAACACCTCTTTAGTGGTGAATAACACTCTACCGGTCTTAACACACTTAACTGGTTGATGTGTATCACTCAACTTCATGAATGGGTGTTTGGTGTTACCTAAGACATACTTTCTATTCTTAATATCATCGGTACTTATTAGTGGGATATTAAGATCATCAAAACTGTAGATGTCTGATATTTCATCATCAAGGTCGTATAGATTTAACTTACTGGGTACCTCGACAATCTTCTTTGTTACAAAAGGGTGTGCAATATCGGTTTGTTCTGACCATTCCAGAATATCCGATAACTCATCCCTTACTACAAGGTGGATGTATTGCTCAGAGTCTTCATCTGTCCAGAGTTTACAGATGTCTTCAAACTCTATTTGATAATCGAGCTTCGATAATTGCTCGCTTAAGAAGTTCCTTACGTGTGCTGTCGCTAGGAACGACCATTCTTCGATGCTGATTATTTTCGATTTGGGGGCCATTTAATAAAACCTCTTTATCTGACAGTAAGACCCAAAGGTCATCGTCGATTATTTCTAGTCTGCCATGGTAAGCTGAGAGCTTTACAATATCCTTACCTAACGGCCTAAGTAGCGTGAGCAGGGTACGTTGATTCTTACAATATACAGAGAGTAGTCTATTGGGTAGACTGTACACACCGAAGTCAGTGTAGAACTCCCGGTATAAAAGGTAAGAGATAACATCACGAAGTTCGCGTTCTATTTCTATTCTACCACGCATTAAGGATATTGGTTCACACAGATCAAATATCTTTAGCTGCATGCGGGTTCCTTATTGTTTATACTACATACCACCCTCATGATATATTTCTAAAACGCTCTAGAATCCTTTCTAAGGGCTTTTCACATATTAATCGCCAGTACTGTACTGATTAATTTATTTTATTCTCACAGAGTCATTCAGAGCCAGATAAAAAGTAAAACGGTAATAGACGGGGACCCGAAGGTCCCCGCTATCACTTTTTCACGAAAAGAAGGAGAAGTAACGAAAAACCTACCTAAAGGCCCATTATCGCTGGCTGTACAACAACGGAAACACTACTTCATATCATTAAGGGAAATCAACTCAGTATTACTACTTCATGTGTTGCTTAAGTGTTGATAAGACATCATCACGAGCAGCCACAATCCGTTCACGCTCTATACTGAGTTTTTCCTTCATAGATTCTATCGAGGTAAGATCGATTGCATTATCTAATCGTTGTATTCGGTTATCGAAATACGCACGTACTTCACCGTTAACGATGTTCATACAATCAACCGGATTATTGGTTAACACGGTTATAACACTCTTATGGCTGGCTCTTTAATTAAGACAAAAAATTAAATGGGGTGGCGGACCACCCCATATCATGTTAACTTAAAGGACGAGATCATCGTCGTCAGAGTTAACACCGTCTAACAGTGAGTTACGCTCAACGCGTGCTTCACGTGTTTCTTTCATTTGCGCTACGCGCTTCTTGATGTCTTCACCAATTTTACCAACACCTTCAACGCCGATGGCAAAGTGAACTTCTTTCAGATCGATAGATGAAAGATCCGCTAGACCATCGCTATGATAGTCAGCTGAAGTCACGATACGCTCTTGATCGGCATCGTTGTAAAGTGATGCAACTGACAATACACCAGACAAAGAGCTATACGCTTCGCCAGACATCGCGATATCAAGCGTGCTCAAACGTGGTGTACCACCATTTACTTTAGTGTAGTTCAACCAATGCACCAGATCCAAACGATCCATCTCTAGGTTTTCACCAGAGGCAAGGATTGCAAGTGATCCGATTTCCGCCAACATTTCTTTATCGATTTGGCTACGGCGAGTATTTTGGTCGTTGTGGTGATATGACATAACCAATGGCGTTTCAGTCTTCTTAGAGATAAGCTCCAGAGACTGCAATGTCTTAAGTGTGTTTTCCGCAGCGATAACCGATTCATCGGAACCAACAACTACTGCAATTGTGGCGATACCACGAGACATCAATTCTTTCATCAGAAGAGGACCGATGACAGAACCACTACCACCAGAGGTTGAGAACACAACGATGTTGAAGTCAGTTGGTGGCATTTTAACCAAGACTTCTTTGATAACCTTGTTGATCTCAGCGTGGTTTTCACTACGGATCTTACCAGATCCATCTAACCCTTCCACTTGGTAGACGCTTTCTTCTGGTACTTCGCGACTGCGCAAGTTACTGGCAGATGTGTCGATAAGTGATGGAATGAGTTCAGCGCAACCCGGCTCTTTCCCACGTGTCGCATAATTGGATACGATGTTTACACCAGCACCACCGCAACCATATAAGCGTACTTTATTTGTCATTATAGAGCTCCTATTTTCTTTTGCAAAAGATATTATTACTGAGAGCGACTCTCGTCAATAACATTGACAGGTCATGTACATAATGTATATTTCAAATATAGACGATCGCCGAGATATGTGGATACTATGACCCTATAGGAGGAGAGTTTATGAATGCAATTCAATATGCGTTAAATCAAGTACGGCACACCATACCGTTACAGATACTTGAATTGACGTTCTCACATCAGAATATTGCACCTGTCCCATCTCGATGGAGTCAAGGTGGTGCTAATCATTCGATTGATAGTAACATCCGACAGAAGGTTATTTACGATCGAGTTAATATCGATTGTAACCTTTATGGTGCTATACAGGTGGGTATCGATTTATCAGATGTTCCGTTTGATCAGATCGACATGGCCACACGTGTTTTTGAAATACCACGCAGTAAAACGAATGGTCGTTCTATTGTTTCAGTCCAGTCTTTAAATTACCTGAACTATCAGGCTACGTCTAACTACGTACATGGTTATCATGGCGATCAACGTCTAAGTGCTGCGCGTGATTTATTGCAGATGGCGTCATCTATGCCAATCGTATCCACGGCTAACTGTCAAGTGATTGGTGATAATATCGTAATGGTGCAGGATAACGTCAATCATCTAACGAATCAACTTATGTTGGTTTGTACTGTTGACAATGACCCTGAAATGAATACCCTCAATCCAGGTACATTCCCTTTATATTCTCAATTAGTTGAGTTAGCTACTAAAGCACACGTTTACAACCAAATTAATATCCCGATGGATCAAGGGGTGTTACATGCTGGTATGAACCTTGGGCGTATCCGTGAAATCGTAGACAATTATGCTGATGCCAATGAAATGTATCGTGAGTTATTTACCACACGTTGGCAGAAGGCTAGCTTTACGAATGACCGTGGTCGTATGCGTAACTTTGTTGGAAGTATGTTAGGTCGTGGCAATTAAACGTGGTACTACACGTGTCACATTCTTAGTGGGTAAGTACGCTATAAAGATACCCAACTACAGAAATTGGCGCTTGTTTCTAAAAGGGATTCTAGCTAATATACAAGAACACGAGTTCGGTCGGTGTGGGTTTTCTAAACTCGCACCCGTCCTTTGGATATCATGGGGTGGCTTTATTGTCATCATGCCTCGGGTAGAAGTTAAATCTGGATTGGCAGGTGAGCGTTGTTTAAGACGTTGGTTAATCAACTTATCGACACTTGACTACGGGGAAAGGATGATGTACCACAACATCGTGGAACAGAAAGTCGACTCAGTCGGCTATTATAAAGGTAAGATAGTTGCCGTGGATTACGGATCATAAGAGGAGGGCATCAGCCCTCCTCTATTTTTGATTTAGATTTTACAAGCACCACCTGCACACCCATCTTCATCATCATCAGCTAACGCTTCTGCTTCTTCGTTAGCCTTGTCGATTTTTTCCTGGTTGCGCTTTTCGATGTCATCAAAATCTACATTATCTAGATCAAAATCATCCATTGCCTGTAAATACTCCAATGATACCAAATATTACCGATATCGAGATAATACTCGATATCCCCAAAAGTGCAGCTACCGCGATGCCTCGTGGGAACTGCGCTGGATAAAAGTCATCATGACGCTGTTTATGTTTAACTCGCGCCTTGTGGCTTTTATTACTTTTACTTCGTCTGCTCATCCTGTACTCCTCGTTTGATTCGATCTGCGGTACGCGAGTCCAAAGCTTCGATGGCTTTAGTCAGATGATCAATGGCAACCGCATTCTCCTCACAAGGAAACTTACCATTTTGGAATGAGTGTAGTCGATGTCGACAAACAACCAACAGATCTTCTAACTGACAACCGTTAACGTTCTCAGTAATGGGTCCATTCTGAAACGCAATCTCAGTTAACACATTACGATCGTTGTCACGTTCAGTAATGATGTAATCGTTACAAGCACCAGACTTTGGATTGTGTCCTTCAGCTTGGATACTTGTATTTGGACGGTCCGCGACTTTATAAGTCATACTACTACTCCACTTTGTATTTTTTTATTATATCCTAAGAACAAAAAATAAAGGGACCCGAAGGTCCCTGTGTATCGCCGATTAGAAGATAAACTTCTATATCACTTTAGTAAAAGGATATTATTATCTCGATCTATATCGAGTCATTATTATTACCAAATTGTTAAAGAGCAATAAATCACTCTTGCAGTTATTTAGGCGCACGGCCCAAATTCAGTACAGTGGGTTTAGCTGCCAAGGGTGGGGAGTGGACGCCGCTGAGATAACACCGCTTTGGATATTGCGGGACCGGATGCAGAATTGGCGTCTGCCCTATCACGAAGAATAATACACTCCCCACCCTGACAACAAGGTCGCGAATGGCCCACCATCTCGCGACCCTTCCCACGCCGTATCACTGTGGCACGAATGGTGTAAAGAAGCACAGTGATATTGGCGGAAACTGGTTATAGGTCTATATAATAGGACAACCTGTTAAATTGTAACAGGTATGCGCGGTTTTACCTTAACCACTTGCCTAACTGAATTGTTTCGACTGCGCTGATGTTCGTCAGAGATATTTGCATCATAGTCGATATAGACTAACCAGTTACCCGTCATCCAACTACGTATGATACTTACGTAGATCGGTTTAACCTTTGGGACGAGTCGTTCTGTTCTAAGTAAACCTACATCGTCTATCTCGATGTATTCTGGGTGCACTGTAACATGGTCTGGGTCGATCATTAACGTATTACAAAACCAACTGGTCTCTTTCATCTTACGCTTTAAATATCGACACGTCTCACTATCCAGATAGACCCCCACTTCTAATCTAGCCAGTATTGCCATTTTTATTCCCCTGGTTTACGATATGACGACTGATGTGACTACGTTTACCATCGGAACCACTTTCGCGTTCCTCTACTTCGATATGAAGTAATATGGTTCGACCCGATTCAGTGGCGATACGAATAATTTTATCAAACCACCAACTCGGAGGCTTGACGGTAGCATGTACGTTTGTACCGTCTTTAAATTTGGTAAAGGATTCGTGGGCTGCAATTTTGAATACCATTAACTTATTAGCATGATAAACCATCTCTTCAATGACAGTATCTACATCCTGCTCTGGTATATGCTCCAACACATCGGTACAAACAACGATATCATACGTTTGCTCTTGACGTGGTTTACTGCGGAACTGTTCCACGCAAGGATCGTATAAATGTACTGCCGCTGGCGCGATACCCAAATACTGATATGCATTGGGATGTATCACACCATCGAGTTCAAACGCTAGGTAATATGCATTGGCTTTACCGCAACCGTAATCCAAAAGACTGGTTAGATTAAGATCGTCTTTTATTTCCTTTATGGTCGGTAACATAGGTAACAATTCACTACCCTCAAAAATCTTACGACCTTCCGTCTCGATATCTTCACCGTTTAGATTTCGTACTGCGCCTTCTTTATGTGCTTGTTCATGTAGATCGAGCATCTTTTGATAATCTTCTGAAAATTCCATAACTGCACCCGGTTTTTATAAAGTCTATTATATTAAGCCTTTATGTTAGAATTTATACGTTACCTTGAACATATTTATCTTATCGTCGTATTCTGGGTCACCCGATTGATTCACACATTTTAATACGTACGCATCTAGAAATTGGTCGTATTGCCAATCGCCACTATAGCGACAAACCGTTATCCAATCAAACTCCCAATTAACCTCAGGATTCTCTACCTTAAATACTATCTTTTCTGGTTGGTAATCAACCGGTTGTTGACAAAAAATGAATGTCCCTAAACATAACCCTAACATATCTCACCTATATTGTTATTGTTCTTCATAGGTTAAAGAAAAAATAAAGGGAGGACACGCCTCCCCATATTCATAGATATCGCTCAATGAGGTAGATCGCTACACCTGAAGTATAGAAACCTAACATCAACCAACACGCAAATCGATTGACGGTATTGATAGCGCCGCTGACAATTAACGCTCTAGCTTTAGCTAATGCATGGCGCATTTTTATATTCTGTTCGATTTCCTTAAGGTCGGTCGGCGGGCGACCATGTGCACCTACTGACATGTGAGCCATGAACTTATGCATCGTTAAGTCCATTTCTACATACGTAACATATTTGCGTATCAGCTTCTTCTGCGTAATATAGATACCTATCATGATAGGTATCATAAATACTGAGAATGAAGCCTCATTTGGCGTACCCATGAAGAAAAAGAAATATACCATCGCCGTAGTAACAATCAATGCAGTATATTTAAAACAGTCTGAATGAAAATCCATCACCCAACGTCTTGCTTCCCTAGGTAGAGAATTTATTGTTTCCAATCTACTCATCACGATACCCCAGCTAATCCTAATTCACTCGCAAAGTGGAGTTTAGATGCAATCACTTCTAGACCACACACTCGGCGAGGGACATCTTCAACGTGAAGGTAGTTCATTTTACCTTCCACTTCCCCAATACGCACGCCACCTACCAATACCTCACACAACCCTTCCGTTGCTTTAAGGTCGAGTCCGTATTCGTTTGTATCAAGCAACTTTGATGTGTCGCCACCTGAGAGTCTAAAAATATCCAACGCACTTTCATACGCAGGACCTTCAGACTCGATCACTTCTTGGATGATCTTATCTAAGGTCTCTTTTGTGTAGAAACCTTTTTCGAGTCGAACATGACCTCTTGAATATTCGTACATCACTATCCCCTTGTTTTGTGTTTTTATAAACTTGGATTAAATGTGTAGTGGTCCCTTAACCAAAGACATGCCTCTAACACATAAATCGGATATTCTCCCTTTGGTACTTGGAACGTGTACTCTGTAACCACTGGTTTTACGGTAGCACCTACTTCACATGCCCAACGATCGATGCAGTAATTAGCCCCTTTCTCGTTGACGTTGTGGTAGCTATCATCCAACCCTTCAAAATAGCGGTCACTTACTACAACAGCTAAAGGTTCAGCCACTAGAGATTGATTATTGCGCCTAAACCCTTTAATCCGTTCAGATATTTGTCGCCATGTGTAGTCATCTTTATCGATGGTAACTATCGGACATGGTAATCCACTATAATCTCTATCGATTGGATCGGGTGACGTTTTATCAATAGCAACATTTACAGGTCCTTTCATAGTGAAAAATCTCCTATGGCTGTCAGTACGATCAGTATCGCGTTAAGTACCGTCACCATGCGATAACGCTTTGACTTACGCAGGTCTTGATAAAGATACTTCTCGATCGCATTGATCGATGATCTCCAAGAAGGACCTTGATCCTCCGGCGGTACAAATCGCCATTGATTGCGTATCGATAAGTGGATCTCATAAACCGCCGACTTCTTCAGTAAAAACGAGCCATAGATAAACAATACCCCAGCGACGATGATAAAGAATCGAGTCAACCAGTCGATCTCATCTCTGAATACTACATACGCTAACAATATCGTCGTCAACACTAACATCCAACCCATACACCGTGTGAAGCGATCCACCGTGCGACATTTAATATTTTCATAAAGCCTTTTGTGATCATCCATCTTACCAATCCCCTTTCGGTACATTAACAGTTAAAGCCATAAACTCTTTGATGCGACTTTCAGTATTCTCATCATTAAGTCTGTCAACCAGCGCTTGTTTAAAATCCACCTCCCGTGGTTTTACTAAGACACCGACATTATAATGTCCTTCAGTGTCATAAAACCCATGGTGTAGTTGCGTTGGGTACACATCCGAGGGCGATATTGATTTACCCATAGAGCGCGCACTCATCAGTACATGTTGTCGATGCGATTCTAATTGATGCTGTATGCATTGGACATCGCTTAAGACGTGGGCTGGTAATCTTGATCTGATCTGATCGGTTATGTCTTTTTCAAATGGGAACTGTGGTCTAAGTGGATAAGGTGGTAATTTATCCATGATACGTTATCCTTATTTGTTTATACGTTTCGAGTACTCAACGAGATGATATATGCTTGACCTTAGGTAGGATCGGCGCGGCGGGGAAATGCGAAATCAAAAAAATTAGAAAAATTTTGATATGTACAGTGCATGCTACGCTTAGAGGTCGGTACTTGAGGTACCTCCTATCGCTTGACTGTTATAGCTAAAACCATAAGGGGGGTTTTCCCCCTTCTCTCTTCTCTCCTTTAAATCCTCTCTTCTCTCAACCCCCCTTTCCCCCCAAAGGGAAAGTGTTGTCATTCGTTCACTACCGTTCACTCATTCCATCCTTTAAGTTCAAATTATAAAAAGTCATCAGTAAAAAGTTAATCATAATGACAAATGGTATTTAGATATAAATCATTTTACATTTAATCTTAAATTTCATAGAACCCTAAAAGAGATAAAAGATACCAATTAGAAAGGCAGTGGCGGCAACGGTCGCCGCGCCGTATCGTATAGCAGCTTTTACTCACATAAGAGGCTTACCATGGCAAACAGTATTAAAGATGTCTTTAAGTCTGAGTGTGGTCACTTAAAGATAGACAGTCGGTTCGTTAAGCGCATCATGCAGTACGAGCGTGACTTCGTGAATCGATCAGAAGACCATATTGAGTTCTTAGGTGGTGTCCTACTTGGATCACCACCGCTACGCTTCCACACATCAGATCGCCATGAGTGGTTTGATGAAGTTATCCAAACAGATGACGTGATCCTTAAAAACGAGATCCATGCTTTACCGAGTGTGAATCCGGAGCACAAGGTTATTAGTGATGTATTGAATCTATCGGTCGCTTGGGTTCTACATGCACTTTTCAATTCAAAAGACATCAGTGCCTCGCAAAAAGAATCAGGTATGATGGCGGCACTTAAGATCTTACATTATCGTTTCTTATCTTCACTGATGGCGCACTACTTCAAGTACGAGCCTGATCGGCGTATATTGGAAGCAGTGTATGCAGAGCTTAACTATAAGTTCTCACTGAAGCGCTATGGTAGTTGGGCCAAATTGATTGAAGCACGTGCTCAAGATATTATCTCAGCAGGCAATATCCATAGAGATGCGATTGCTAAGTTTAACGATGATGAGCGTATCCAGTATTTATTGTCTGATACGCAGGGTCGTATCCGTGAAGTCGTTAAAAAGATGTATCGGGTATTCGTTGAGGTAGCACAATCTGGAAGTCGTGTCAACACGAAGTCATCTACGATTGATATTGATGGCGATATCCACGTTAGACACTTGATCCGTAAACATAGTCAGTATAAGCGATACATCCACTCGGTGATTTCTGAGAAGCGTTCTTTTATCCGGGATGACTTAGTATCGATCATCGGTGATGGCATGCACACGATGCCTGAGAGACATTTAGTGTCGGCATTGGAGTATATGTCAGACAACTACGGTTATCGTGGTGACAGACGCGTTGAGGAGCTTGTAGAGGAAACTGTACTACATGCGTTTGACTTTATCAATGCAAATAAGAAAGAGTTTAATCGAAACTTGAACTTAGCCTTATTGTTATCTCGACTACGTTCGCTTTACATGTCGTCTCGTTCGACGAATCCATCGCTACTTAAGATACGTGAGTTAGCATTGGGAGTTGTTGAGAAGTCTGTTAAGTCAAACAACAGTTCATTGTTAGCAGCAGTACGAACAGGATTGCTTCTGTATATCGTTCTAAGGACTTTTACCATGGATTACTATAGTGGTGGGGGTTCGATGGAGAACGCGGAACCTGGTCTTCTTGACAGCCTCCTGTAAGGTAAGACAGACATAATAGTGGGAGGGTTTGACCCCTCCCACATATGCCGTATATTAAACTTCGGTTGGGCGTGAAGTTTGGAACGTTGTCGTCTTAGCAGTAGTGCGATTTGTGGCTGACTCTGTTGTTCTAGAGTTTGTCCACGACGAAGTATAATTGGTGGTCCATGATGTTGTACGAACATCACTGTTGTCCAATATTTGTTCGGTCGTTCTACTGGTGCTGCGACTATAATTAACATCTGTTGATCTATCGACAGACCAATTGGTTGTATATGTCGTAGTCCAACTAGTATTGCGAGATAACGTTTCTGTCGTCTGCACACTGGTGTTGGCACTATAACTCCAAGAGGTTGTCTTATTGACGCTAATGGATGTTGATCTATTCGTACTCCAACTAGTAGTCCAAGAAGTGGTGTAACTAGTAGATTTCTGCGTAGTGTAATATGTCCGCTTAGGTACACCAGGTTCCATACATCTATAGTAAGGACCATCGTAGTAACCCTGCAAACAACTACTGGGGCTTCGACCATCATCGTACATGTACGAAGTGGTGTAGTTAGTAGTCTTACTCGTAGTCTTACTCGTAGTTCTTGACGTGGTTACCGATGTAATTCTAGTGGTAGCCACCGAAGTTGACCTACTCGTAGTTTTCGTAGTACTACGACTAACTGAGTAAGTTGTCGTCCAACTCGTTGTACGACTTACCGTTCTAGATGTTTGTTTAGATTGCGGTACACTAGTGTTGCGACTACCAGTCCAACTTGTAGTGAAGTTAGTCTGATATTGAGTAGTATACACATTACCCACAACAGTCTGACGACTAGTCGTACGACTCGTTGCCCGAGAGCTCTGCCATTGAGTAGTGTAACTACTATTCCAGTTAGTTGCCTTATCGGTGGTGCGACTAGTGGAGAAACTAGTCGTTGTGATATCGGCAGTCTTAAACATGATTACATCAGACCAAGGACTCCAACCAGATCCAGCACCCTTATATCGAACACGTGCATAATACACAGAGTTTCTATCGAGTGTAGGTGTACTCCAAGCTGTACGTTCACTACCACCCACAGTTTCGTTGACAGCAATACTACTAAAGTCAACTACTTTAGATAGTTGCCATTGACTAGACTCATGACTATCGATACCAGAAGGTGTTGTTGTAAATGAACTACTCGTCATCGTCGTGTTAAGTGAGATGCCGCGAGCATCATCATTCGGACTAGTGATACTTGGTTTATTAACACCACGACCAATGATCTTAATTGGTAATTCACGAGTATTATTACCCACACGAATAGACAGCGTCCGATCGCCCGTTGGTGTTGACGAATCAATAGTTTTACTGATGGTATCACCATTAACTGTAAGGTCACCGAAATCACCGGAGATATCATAATTGGTAAAGATATCGTAATTGGTGATAACCCATTCTACAGTTTCACCTTGCAGAGCTTGAGTTGGTCCCACAACAGTAACGGTCGATGCTTTCCCTTTCTCAATATATCGGTTTTGCATTTGAGCAAACGATACATCATCCACATTACCCAACCCTACTTGAGCAGCAGTAACCTCATGTGGGTTATTGAAATCGTTAACGTGCTCCTCTAGAAGAGGTTTAGCGCTAGCGTTTATTGCATCGCCCGCATTCTTAACAGTTATTAACCGATCATACCGGACACCCTCGACAGCTTCAGCTTCACTAGCGGGTGGATAGTTACCCAAACGTGATAGTCCCACTTGCGCTTTTGTCACTTGGTGTGGGTTGCTCTTATTTGCTACATGTTCTTCTATCGCATCACCAAGTTGAGCCGCAATCGCTTGAGATAACGACAATGGCGTCATGTAGTGTTCGGTAGACTCACCCAGTTCAGCCGTTGCTTTATCTGGAGTCGACCAGTTATGCAACCGAGACAAACCTATTTGCGTTTGCGTTACATCATGAGGATCGTCAGTATTGTTGATGTGGGAATTCAAAGGCTCTATAGCGTTGATGCGAATAGAATCACGAATACCAGCAGGCGTACTATATTTCTGATTATTCGTACCCTGAACATCATCTTCAACCGATGCAGTTGGATGATTGTCAACTTTACCTAACTCAATCTGATGTTTAGTAACATCATGAGGATCGTCAGTGCGAGCATAATGGGCTTCAGCCTCATCATTGATGTTGACAGCTTTGTTGTAAGCTAACTGATATTTATTTTCTATCACTTGCTTTAATCGATCGTGATCATCGATATCACCAAAGAAGATCGCATCCCTTAAATCATTGAGTGCTTTAGCTACGAACTCAAAGCCATATATTGCGCCCAACTCTCTAAGATCGCCATCACCGGGAAAAACATCTAGGTTTCCCAGTAGATCACCCCAGATGAGATTATAGTCATCGAGGTTAATGTCGGTTACTTTATCAAGTATCAAACTAGTGATGTTAGAGTAAACATCACCTACCGCTTGGTACTCAATCTCAACTTCTGTACTAACGCTACGATCAACGATAGCGATAGCACAACATACTTCCTTACCACTTCGCTCGGAAGGTTCTTGGTAGAATAAAATAGGTAGGTATTGATCTTTAGGAACAAGTTCACCGCCATTCACGGTATCTCGAACAATCAACCCGTCGGTATAAAAAGCACCTTCAATAGGAACGATTAGTCGATTAAAACCTTCGCCTATTGAGTGTCCTTCCCCTAAGACCCGGTTGACAGAATCAACACCAGTTAGATCTAGAGGGTATTTGAAATTTAATTCACTCATAAAACACCCTATTAACGTTAATATAGGTATACATTGGCCATAGGATTAAAGACATCATAGAGGGAGGGCACTCGCCCTCCCTACTATATCACAGCGTTAGTTGCTTTATACCTAATGTAGTCGATGTCGATTTAGACGTCTGAAACGTCGTCGTCCTTGAAGTCAACCTAGAACCACTAACCGATGTCGTCTTAGATGTAGTCCAGCTAGTATTCCACGATGTACTATAGTTCGTTGTCTTACTCTTCGCCACCGAAGTAGTTTTAGACGTATTCCAACTAGTTGTCCATGAGGTAGTGATCGTGGTACTTATACTAGTGTTCCATGTTGTCGTTCGACTATTAGACCAAGTCGTCGTATAGCTTGTCGTACGATTATATGCAACGTTGGTACTCCAACTAGTTGTTTTATCGGTCGACCTAGATGTCGAGCGACTATAACTAACCGAAGTGTTCCAAGACGTCGACCACGACGTCGTCACGCTAGTACCGCGAGATGCTGTCCATCGAGTAGTCCAAGAGGTTGTTACGTTAGAACTCCAAGACGTCCCCTTCGACGTGGAACGACTCGTCCCCCTACTTTTTCCAACGCTTGTATTCCACGACGTACCTTTAGACGTACTCCAAGACGTCGTCCAACTCGTTGTTGCCATAGTAGCTCCCGTTATCTCTTAACTTGGCTTCCGCCACCGGGTATGTTGTGAACCAACAACCCACCAGCAAAGTAAGTATCAGACTCTTCAACATCAATAGTTACGGTTTCTACGTCACCATCTAAATAGTCTAATTTTTCTACCTCTACCTCACCTAGGTTTTGATCCAACATGATATCGCCAAGTTCAATATCTCGTATATCCCACCAAGACCACCGTCCGTTGTGTTTAGCTAGTACCTTATGTTGCTTGGTTATAGCTAACTTGTTGTTAACGAGATAGATAGCCCTAAATGACCCAAATCTAACGTGTTTTACAGTTACGTCTTTTATCCTAGGGTTTTCTAAATATCGAGTAGACCAACTTTCCCAACGTGGGTCTGATTCATCGATCATACCTTCGATATCAACACCCTTAAGGACATCACCAACTTTAACGTGTCTCGCATCCATTGTTTCCCCAGACGCTAACATTAATTTAGTATCTAAAGAAATACAAACGTCGATAGGACCGATAAAGGTAGATCGACTCGTCAATTTAGAAGTACTCTTACTAGTACTACGACTAGTACCACGACTACCAGTCCAACTCGTCGTCCATGAAGTACCTTTCGAAGTAGAACGAGAGTAACTCTTACTAGTGGTTCGACTGGTACTTCTGCTGGCACTCCATGACGTAGTCCACGATGTCGTCCTAGACTCAGTTCGACTAGTACTGCGACTACCCGACCAACTGGTTGTCCAACTAGTGGTTTTAGATTCCACCCGACTCGTAGTCCGACTACCAGTCCAGCTAGTAGTATAACTTGTCGTACGACTACTATCCCAAGTGGTTGTCCTTGATGTACTCCAAGATGTACTTATCGTAGTACTACGACTTGTTCCTCTTGAAGTTCCCCAACTTGTGGTATAGCTACTTGTCCAATTTGTCGTGTGTGATGTACCACGACTTGTATCCACCGACGTCGTCCAACTCGTTGTTTTATTACTCGTCCAACTTGTTGTCCATTCGGTAGATCTGGACGTATTCCAGCTAGTCGTCCATGATGTGGTCGTTGGTGGAGCAACATCTGAATGGACGCTATATACACCATAGTCGAAGAAACGACCATTATAAGACTCATGCATCGGGTAGTAACCAATCACTACACCATTGCGCTTTATCTTAAAGTTCTTATAGTCGCCCGTATTTAATGGATAGTAAGGTGTGTCGTCCACATTAGTTCTACCCCCAACTCTAACGGGTGCCCCTTTAGCACTTAGAACACCAGCATTCAACAATGACTGGTTTCCCGCTCTTGGGTTGTCTGGAGCAGTCTGTAGTGGTTGTTTTACTCCGTCGACATACATCGACAAACCACTTTCCAATCTAGAACCATCGTAGACAACTTTAATATTGTGCCATTGATTATCCCAGACATCTACAAAACCATTACCACCCACATCGGTATTTATGCGAATGGCCTGATCGCCACCAGAACTTTCCCAATTATGTATTAGGTGAGCCGCTAACGATGAACTACCGCTACCACTATAGATATCTAATCCACGGTGTGTACCACCAACAGAATCCCTGTAATAGTGTATAGATACCAGACACCCACCAGGTGGTCCATTGGAACGAAAATCGACTTCATACTCAATGACGTCATCTGGCGATAAAACCATATTTTCATCGTAAGGAATCGATATATCGTCATCGTTAGTAACGCGAATGGCACCAATGTCCTTATTGGGGATCGAGTACTTCAACCAACTAGAATCGGTCTTAGTAAGTAAGTCACCATCTCTACTTAAGATGTAGGCTAAGAAACCAGCAGGTCCACCACTGTTGTAACATTCTGCATGAATCAAATTCATGCCTTGCCTTACGTTAATGGTGTGCGTTTCACCCAGTTGATGGTTTATACTACCAGATTTAACCAGCTCACCATTTACCCACAGACCGTTTACAGCATCATCACAACCAACTTTTAAAGTTGCCGTTCCAGTATAGGGGCTATTGAACCACTTTCTTAAATGTACAGATTCATTTACAGGAGCTGTACTACCTGCTGTAGTTCTATCCCAGATCCATTTGGCGGTCAATACTTCAATTGGAACCCACCAAGTTAGATACGGAGATTGGACGATGCTACAGTAACCATATTTCTTTTGGTCATCGTAAAGCGGTGTCTGTTCTGGATAAGTAACGTTAACTCTAGGTTGATCTGTTGTTACGTAAGTGGAACGATTGTACTTATCAATCAATGTCCTTCCCACGCCCAAAAGTTCACCAGCGGACTTATCGGATAAAACCCAACCATTATCAGTAGGTAGATATACCTCCCGAGTGTTTCTGTTCACCACAGTGACTTTCTCGGTTGGACTGAATAGTCTGTTGTTGAATATCTCCTGAAAATCACCAACTAAGTAAACCTCGATTGATCCAAAGTCAACCTCACCACTTTCATACACTTCCAAATCATCAAGTACACTCGCGCTATCCGGACGATATGTCGGTTTGATTGATTCGGCAAAGTGAGAGTTTATGTTGCGTATTAAACCCAAACCCCTACCTTTTATGAAATCAGTATCAAACAACCGCCATTTACTTCTAGCATCGCCAAAACCAGTACTCAACTGATTGATGGTCCAATTTAACGTATAGCGATATGGTTGTATGATTTCAAGCCGTAGATCGCTACCAGATATAATCGGTGTCAATGGATCGGTTATCCACTTGTAGGTGGATCTATTACCGTCTATATTCACCGTACCCAGATAAACGCCATCGATGTAAACTTCACCCACTAGCGTACCCAGTTCAGGAAAGTTATTGATGAAGTCAAAGTCAGCAAACTTTTTATAGGTCTCAATAGTTCCACCGAATGGAATTCTCGTACCTTGAGTTTTAACGCTAACAAGCGGATTACTACCAATGGTGTATAGATATCGCTCAGTGACAACCTCACCATCTTTTGTAACTGATAAAACGTTGACTGTATTGACGCCACTAGAGTTTATGTTTATGTCAGGTATCGCATCACCCGAGAATGTGTCATTACTCGCCAAAACAACCTCAGACTCACTACCACCCGCAGAAATGTTTTCAGCATCAGACAAACCACTATAAAGTGGGTGATCGCCATAGTTGTTTCGTAGGTAACCAACATTTACACTCGTTCTATCGTAGTTCCCAGAGAACCAAGCACCAAAGTTAACCGTAATGGCATTGGCAGTTCTAAAGAAACCACTATAACTACCGTTAACTGCTGTATCAAAATCATTAATGACGTTACCGTGGTCAGTGATGAAAAACAAACCACTACCGTTTTGACGATATGTCAGGAAGTTATTGATACATGCTTGTGTTATCTTTGGCTGGTCTGTATACCAAGACGACATGAAGATAACGCAACAGTATTGTTCCAACTCACTTAAGGTCGCATCGATGATACCACCGTAATCGTTTGCATCCTTAATGGTTAGATTGTAACCCATCGTCGTAATGACGTTGGTGAATGTGGTCTTAAAACCATTACCGATGGTCGACTTCACCCAGTAATTATCGGCAGTTCGATCGCCAATTAACAACACTTCCTTATTACCAGATGCAACCTTTTGCTTATTGGCAATAAAGTTTACAGCATTCCAAAGGAATTTATGTTGTGCATTCAACTCACTGAAAGGTGTTCCAGCAGGTAAAGATCTAGTATTGTAGAACTTAGGAAAACCACCGTCATATACAACATTACCTTTACCATCTTGAGTAACAGCAAGAAATGGATTAGGTGGCGTTAACTCATCATACCCGATGTATTTAGAGTTAGCCGGAGGCGCAGCGTTTTTAGACAATGCAACAGTGTCTACTAACGACTCGCCTTTTAATCTCAAGTCGATGGGTACCGGGTAGTGTCCCGGTACCTTATTCGGTTTTACTATCATGCATTAGCCCTTGCTTTAATGGGAAGTGCGATATATACCTTACATTGAGCAGTTGCGTTAGAGTAGTTATGTAGTTTAACAGCATTACCACCAGAGATAGCTTTAGTGATCATTGCTTCTGAGTTTACGTAGTCGCCATTTGTAGGAGACCCCGTTTCGGTATCCAAGGCGGTAACTTCAATACGAGCCCCTCGAATATCAAACTTAGAAACATCACTAACGTAATCGCCTAAGTTATATTGGATATTCGTATTGGCACCGATATTGACGTCAGTATCGACGACCTTAACATATTCTATTGGCTCACCAGTACCATACGTCGGACTCTTGAAAAACCTCAAGAGAGGCCCTAGCATTTTAACACCACGCGTCACGCGCAACTCACCATTGACCGTGGTATCTTTTAGATTAGCCATCTTATTACCTCTCGATTAATTGATATACATTTTTGCTAGATCTATCAAACGATAAAGATCGATTTCTTTTCACGAATCTCTGATAGTCAGACTTAACATGTTGTTCCGATACAACTCCAGCCACAACGTGAACATCTTCGATGTCACCGTAGAAAGCATCTCCGGTGTTATTGATTTGTTGTTCGGTATTGGCTCCAATTAAGATCGGTCTACTTGAACCGGGTCCTGAGCTAGCGACAAATTCACCAAGTAAGTTACCATCGAGATACATTTTACCGACATTAGTATTCAAATCTCTAATCATAACCAAGCGGTGCCAACCATCAGTTATTGCTCCGACTTCACTATATGCAGAAGAAGCATCCCACCACCTCAAGCGTTGTGGGAACCCAGACGTCTGGTCGATACCAACAGCCCAATAGTCGGAAGCATCCCTCGTTATTAACCTAGCCGATGCAGAGCTCGTTGCTAAAGAGCCAAGACTCTTAAACGACATAGCTATCGTGATTGACTGAGTTTCCGGTTGACCGATAAAATCGGCAGCTTCTTGGTTAGATAAGACCATTAAGTAGTTATCTATCCCATCGAACGTGAATCCACGATCTGACTTAACTGGTTTGCTGATAGAATCGTGATATAAACCATTTACGCCATGATCAACCACATCGGAGTGTAATGGTAAGTAGGCTATGTATTCCTGTGGGAATAAACCGTTTTCACTAAACTTATCGATGTGTTCACGATATACGTTGTCTACATCCGGATTATATCCATAAAGGACAGTTTCGTCGTCTGTTGCTGTAGGTTGCATTATAGCGTACACGGGACGATCACAGATAATCCAATGTCCAGCTAAAAGACCACCTTCTAACCTAGCCTTACTCGGGAATCCTTCACCATTAGAAATGGCTGTGGTGGATTGTTGTTCAATCATGTTAGTATCGAGATGTTTAACTGCGACGTTATCTTCCAATCCTACAAATGCAACAAAGTCACAATCGCTAGGGAGTAAGAAATGTGTTGACATAGCGTCTTTAGTTATAAACGGGGTTATTTCACCACCGTCACTATCTGCTTGTGCATGTACGCAAACTAACCCGGTAGCTTTTATTAAACTAGATGCCCCAGTATAAAGACCCCCAGTCGCCGCTACATTCCCGGTACCACTATTCTTTCTTTTGAATCCATAGTCGACATAACTACCGTCAGATCCAAATACCTCAACATCACCATCAGTTAGAGAAACGAGATCCGCGTGTCCACTGGCGATACCATACAGCTCTTTAGATGCGGGATATACGGGTCGATTATCGTAATTCACACCCATCGCATAAACGCATATATCAACATTCGATCGAATGAAATATAAGTACTGTATCTCATTTGGCACCGCATGACTTTCTCCAGCCGGAATGGTTATGGTTGAGATTGTCTCTGTCGCATCTGCAAACGGAGTACTAACGACCTCTACAGTCGCATCTGAGAAAGGTGCGAATATAACAATTTCACCTGGATCTCTATCGACCCATACACCAAATGCTTTACCGGCCCAACGTGTTGAAATGCAGTTGCGGGTACCGCCGATACTGATGGGTTTGCCAAAAGCACTTATCGATAATCCAACTGACTGCATCGACGTAGGTAACGTATAACTCTCCCCTCGTGATAGGGTAGCTACCTTATACCCACCGATATAAAGGTCTGTATTGTCCTCATAGGCGTATATGGGTATGTCACCATAAAACCCACTATCTACAACAAGAAATTCACCCTTTGCGGCAATTCGATCATATCCCTCATCTAAGTTCTCGATATTGAGAGCACCCTCCATTGACATAGATGTTCTCTTTTTATACAACAACTTAACTTGATGTGAGCTAAGTGGACTAGCAAACGTTTTAAAGTGTGCAACTTTACCTAATATGGTTCTACCGCCCACAGTACTGGTACCTATAGTTGTCTCATCGCCATTTTCAACATCAGTCCAACTTCCAGTATTCTCAGTATGTATTAACACACCATCTAGATGTAAATGGATTGCACCAGTGGATATATTCCAACTCATCGTTAGGTGGTGCCACTCACCAACATTTATTGTTTTACCTGTCGCAAACTCACCTGCACTAGGATCAGTACCGCCACGTATAACTAAACCAACTATTTCACCTGTTTCCGAGATATAGGTTCCACGATCTCGGTTTACATAGGTATGCCACAACCATTGTTTGTAGTTTGTTAGCTGATCTATCTTAAACCAAAAACTAACAGATCCCCACTTTGAGTTCTGAGAGAAATCATCTTTAGGTAACGATACGCCACCATTTAACGTTCCAGTAAATTCAATGTAAGACGTTATTTCACCCGGTATACCTCCTTTATATAGGTAGTCCGGTAACAACGTTGCATTTGATGAGTTTATACAATCGCCAGATATCTCACCATTAATGGGTGGATTGGTTAACGGCCAATGAGACATTAACCCAAGTCCATTTTCCATTATCTCTTGTTTACTTAAAACGTGATCATATAACTTGATGTCTGCTATAACGCCCCTAAGACTACTGTAGGTGCCATCATTATCGTATCTTGGACCTATGGTGATGGGTGCGTCGTTGGACGTCCTAGGGTGTGATATGGTGGATATATCCACTCTACCTACCAATTCACCATTTAGGTACATCCCCATCTCTTTACTATCGGCGATACACGTTACATGAACCCATTGATTGACTGGGGGTTTTTTAGTTATGGCAGTATAGCTAGCCGATGGATTACCCGATACATCAGATCCCATGATGAATCTTATTCCACCACTATATATCCAGACACCCATCGTGCTGTTAGACCAACTACCTGCTCTTGCTTTTTGAATGACACACCCATAATCCGAATAACTTATCGGGTAATAAAAGAACGATACTGAAAATTCTTTTGATTTACCAAAACAGCGGTTGTTTATATAGTCGTCATGTGGAATGATGATGCGGTCATCGTTTGCATTAAATTGTGCACCTAGCCCAATAGGCGACGTATTCCAAGTTAGGCCAGATCCAGAAACTCGGGTGGCATCTAAGCCACCCACTATGTCTCTAGCATGACCATTGAGTGGCCATCTTGCTACTAATGACATTATTTATCTCCTACTTTAAACTGTACTATAAACTTCCCCAGTTACGAGTAGTTTATCTTGCACGTGAGATATCTTATTCTTCTTACTAGGTCCAGTTGAAGAATGTAGTCTGGCAAGATCTATGTCTTCTAATTTCTTAGTGTAGACAAAGAGATCTTTTTGGTTGCCATGTGACCATTCCCCAGTCGTCTGACCATTTCTTCCGATTTGGTATCTACCACCAGGTATGGAGTCGAAGTTAACGTAGTGCGTGTTAACCAGTTTACCATTGTAGTATTGTTTCAACGCACCGTCTTTATAGGTCACCGCCAACGATACCCATTCATCTACAGGTACCTTTATGCCAAATCGTTTACTACCGGTTTTACCGGTGTGTATGTACGCATCAGCATCGTACGGGTCAGTAATACCTATCTTGAACGCGAAGACATATTGGTTGTTGTTAGACAGTAAATGAGTATATTTATCATTAGAACTCATCTTGTACCAAGTAAATACCGTAAACTCCACCCCTAATGGTACGTGGTCCTCGATAGTTACGTGAGACGACGTACCGTTAAAGTAGACACTCTCGTAATCGTAATAAACATCAACGTTAGATACTGAGGATGACTTACCATAGTCATCCACGTTCCCAATGAATGGAAACCAGTGGTCGGGTTCGTTTATTGACCCACCTTCATTCAACTCGTAGATATTAGTTCGACCTTCTCTATCGGCAAAGAACTTACCTTTAAGGAAGTCAATACGTTGATGTGAGTCTTTATTCCAACAGCGAATGCGTCGAAGTGCAGACCTCGAGTGTTCACTCGTATACCGGTTTAGTAACCAACCCACTTTGATGAATTTAGTACCATAGCGTAGTCCGCCGACGCTATCGGAGTTACCAGTCTGTCCTTCAAGACCTACCCAACCCTCAGTCGGATTGAGGTTTCTTCCCGAAGCACCGATGTAAGAGAACGTTCCACCTGAAAAAGAATTAGCTACTGGAGTCCCAGCAGGTAGTGTGGGTCCAGGCCAACCGTTTTCAAAATAGACACGATTGTTGTCTACATCGGTAGATGTGTAATTCTCCCGACGACGAGCGTATTTATAGACATCATAAGGTGACGGATCATCTAGCCAATAAACCATGTTGTGATATGTACTTGGTCTAGTACTACCCGTTGTCCAACCAGCTACATTATCGACATACACCCATTGATCTCCGGGGTTCACCTGCTGCGTCACCGTCGTGGTCGTTCCACTTTGAATATTTACATCTTGAATGGCTATTCTACGCATGTTTTTATCGTAACAGACAATCATGAAGTAAGTTTGTGAAACAACATCAAGCGCTTTTACTTCGCTATAAATACCGTAGTTGTCAAATGTATCTAGACCATTTCCATAAACCTCAATGGCTTGATCAAACCAGATGACTGCGTGTTGTATATCGACGATATATTCGTGATTGCCATCTTCTCTAGGGATGTATTGGAAAGAGTCGTTAGCATGGCGATATCCATATTCCTCATCACCCGCCATCAGCAAGTTATATCCATCTACAAGAGGATCATATACAGGTTGCTCCCACAACCCTTTCTTAACCATGAAACCGCCTTCACCATCGTTACCGTTACCATTGATGATTAATTTTCTTATCTCAGATTTAGTCAATGCTGTATCGAACCAAAAGACATTTCTAAGTACCGACTGATAAGGATAATCTATCGTACCGTCAATATTTCTAGCGCCAACAACAAAATACTGACCCCTAAGATCGATAGTCCCAGCTAACTTATCTGGGTGTGACTTAATAAATTCTCCATCGATGTATATGGATGCTCTACCATCTAAAACAACAATGGTTACAGTATGCCATTTACCATCGACTTCCATTGAATGAGTCAAGTCTTTTCTACCGCCCGCATCATCCCTTAATAGAGCGTATATGGTGCCGCTTTCTTGACGAAACGTTATCAAAGGAGCACCCGGCTTGTTAGCATCTCTAACTTCCAATATCCTACCATCTCCAGCAGATTCCAATTTAACCTCAGCAGACATGGTGAAATGGATTTGCCCCGGTAAATATCTTGGATTCCAATCTGTAACAATCCCACCGTTAGTGAAATCATGACCTTTTAACAGATGATTAAATGCTGAACCTTGATTCTCACTATAAACGAATGTTCCCGAATTAACCGATTGTTCATCTATCAGTGGGAAGTGGAATATGGGTCGCTTATACAACGTGAAGACTTGTTGTTGCGATAGCATGGAATCGTAAACTCTGAAGTCACTCACTTCAAAGTCACCACCACGTACTTCAGACGCACCATTAAAATCGTTTGTTGCGTTGACTTCCACTAATCGCAATTCTTTAAGCGGTGTGTTTTCATTGTAAAGGTGGTTCATTTCTTTACGGCCAACTAATTCTCCATCGCGATAGAAATATGCGTGACCTTCACTCACACCAATCACAATATGCATCCATCTGAATTGATTTAATTCAGACGTAGTGGATAGGTTGTGCGTTGTCCAAACTCGTTCGCTGTTAGATTTAAACGCAGCAAGTAAAAACGCATTATCGGGAGTCCGTGTATCAACTTGGATTATGCGCTCGCCTTGTTGGTCTACACCACTCATGACCATATCGAATTCGGTATCCGGTACAGCTGTTGGTCTTACCCAAAAAGCTACACAGAAATTCAATATGTTAATATCTGGATCTTCTAAAGTAACGCCACATGGGTCATTACTCGTTTGTTCTAAAACTTGCAATCCTGGACCATCTACAAACCGAACATTACCCACTGAAGTAATGGGGTGTCCAGATATAACCTCGTCCAGGTTACCATTCAAGGGTAAGTGGTATTTGATAGCCATTTTTGCCTCACAGAAAAATAACGCGTGTAGGGTAGGACCAGCCCACCCCACACACGATTATTGTTTTTATCCCAAATGGGTAACATCCAAAGAATCGGTGTCGCTGTCATAGGAAACGCTATAACGAGCACCCGAAGCGTCGGGTCCACCGAGGGTCACGCTGTCGCCAGCATGAATACTACCAGTTAGAGGATCTTTTGTAGCAACCTCTAAGATGTTTCCTTCGCCATCCGATACAAATATGCGTCCATCATTTCGATAAACACGATCTGGTGTAACGTATTGAGTTGCATCAGTGATCGCTGAAGAAGTCCACCCGCTGACCGAATCATACCGCCAAACTACACCATTGACGACATCCACGATGTCTTCTAGTGAACTTGGTTTCTGAATGAAATCCCAAGTTGAGTTAGCCTGAGATTGTGCACCGATACCGTATTGCTTAGGACCTTTAAACACCGATAGTTCAGGTCGACTATTTAAGTCAATCGTTACTGTAGCACCCGGTAGGTAGTTGTCGCTACCATCATTCGTTTGAGTTGTCTCAATAGTGAATATGTCACCATTGCGAGTAACTTTAACACGAACACCGTTGGGTGAACCATTACCCCAACCCGGTAGCGTATTACCACCGATTGGGCCAGTAGCGATATTTCCATCACCCCAGTGTAGTGGGTCAAGCACTTCAGCCAACTTAATGGTGCCCTGCGAACTATGATTATAATTAATAACCATAGGTGCATCGCCATTGAGAGCACGAACAACGTCAAGCGTGAAGCCATTACCATTATTGTCTTCAGCATAAGCCGCAACAACAGTAATCCAATCGTCATCAGTACTGGTCGAACTCATCTTAACTTCAAACACATATTCTTCAAACTTATCGGGTGAAATAAACCCAATGTAAGAGCCTGAGTTTATAGCACACTCGATCGTGTCGTCTGTTGAATTGTAGATCCATTCAGTGAGTTCTGCTGGATTGGCTTCATTACCTAAACCACTAGTACTACGACTGAATCTCATCCAAGAGTTAAATATCTCTTGGAAAGATTGCTCAGTACCTTTCATCGCCTCAACATCATCACCACGCGCAGCTATCTTAACATCCGTCTTAACGAATTCCGATAGGACTTGCTCGTAACGAGTTTCAGTCAATGATGTAGCTCGACTTTCTGCACCAGATACTTTCGCATCCACCTGACTTTGAGTGTAGTAACGACTATCATGGTCACTTGAAGATTTGTGAGCATTAAGGTCGTCGGCCACACCTTGGTCGATAGTGGATTGAACATCCGCAAACTTCTGATCGATTTGAGATTGCGTATAGTAACGCCCATCGTGATCGCCAGAAGATTTGTGATTCGATAGCGCAGTGCTTGCAGTACTTTCCGCAGCAGATTGAGTTTGAGATAATTTCGTATCGATTTCACCTTTACGGTAATATCGACCATCGTGATCGCCCGAACTCTTATGTGTAGTCAATGCACCACTAGCGGTACTTTCAGCCGCACTTTGAGTATCAGCCAACATAGACTCAACTTGAGTCTGTGTGTAGTATCTACTATCGTGATCTGTTGACGATTTATGTGTCGTCAAAGAACTGTTCGCAGATGAAATAGCCTCACTCTTTGCAGCGGCAATCGCATCATCTACTTGTTGATGTGTATAATAACGAGTATCATGATCAGTAGACGTTTTATGCGCATCTAAGTCTTGAGTAGCCTGTGTACCGGTATTTGACCCAACGCTATCGGCGTATTCTTTTGCTGATTGTAAAGTAGCAGCATCTTTACTATCTACCTGAGTATGCGTGTAGTAGCGACCATCATGATCACCACTCATCACGTGATCATTCATGCCCTTGGCCGATAATGCTGTCTCAGCACTGTTTGTAGTGCGACTATTGGTGATGGGTCGGTTTACTTGAGCACCATCTTCAATGCCTTGCAATTTAGCTAACAACACGTCAGTTAAGTCGTTAGTCGACAACGCTTTACCAGTGACCTTATCAACTTTACCATCAAGTGCAGTTTGTAGTCCAGCTACACCAGATATCGACAATGCATCTAACTCATTTCGATTGAGTTTAATGAAGTCCACAATCTCTTGCAACTCATCAAGGGTTGCATCGTCGGACATAATAGTGGCGTTGATTTGATCGACTAAACCTTTCAACACTCGACCCTGATTAGCACTTAAAGGAACATCCACTAATGTAGATGTTAAATTATCTACAATGCTACTGATATCCGTTTTAAGAGCAAGCTGAGCATCCGCCTGTGCTTTCGTATAATAACGATAGTCGTGGTCTGTTGAAGTCTTGTGGTTTTCTAGATCAGTCGTAGCCGAACTTCCAGTTTGAGATATTTCATCCCGTATAGTCGAGGCTAACGTATCCACTTGTGTCTGAGTATAATAGCGACCATCATGGTCGCCAGACCCTTTGTGTGTTGTCAGAGCTTGAGTTTGATCGGTATCGTTCTGGTTGATCGTTTGATTTACCAAAGACATCTGATCGTCGATCTGCGTTTTAGTGTAGTAACGATAATCGTGATCTGTCGATGTTTTATGTGTCTCAAGCGCCTGCGTTTGTGCAGTATCATTATCGGAAATAGTCGTATTGATAGTGCTTACTTGGCTATCGATTTGAGTTTTCGTATAATAACGCTCATCGTGATCATTCGAGTCTTTGTGTGTCTCGAATGCTTCGTCACGATTAGACAACGCAGAATTAATGTCCCCAACAAGACCTTCAAAACGATCATCCAATTGAAGTTGAGTATAGTAACGCGTATCATGGTCGTTTGACGACTTATGGGTTTCTAGACTGTTGTTTACTTCAGTGGAATTTTGTTGAGATACGTTATCTGCATGTTGTTTTGCTTGCGACAATACAGACGCATCTTTATCGTCTACTTGACTTTGAGTGTAATACTGGTCATCATGGTCAGTAGACGATTTATGGAATTCCAATGCTTCATTGGTATTATTGACATTAGTGTCAGTATATCCCTTAGCCGCATTTAGAACTGACGTATCCTTATCGTCGACTTGCACTTGAGTATAATACCGATCGTCGTGATCGGTACTATTATTCGTGTGATCGGCGAGCGATCTAGCAAGGAGTAACTTGTCCGTCGACTCATCACTCCGACTGATGGTAGTTGCATTAGGTAGTTCACCTAAGCCCACTTGCTGTTTAGTAACGGCATGTGGATTATCAGTACGTTGCTCATGTGAAGCTATTCGGTTATCCAATTCATTATGTCTAGCCGATAGCTTATCGCCCAGTACTCGGACGACTTTATTTATCTCTTTAGAGAGTTGTTCGATATTCATACTTAGGTACCTAATTTAGCTATGATATCGCAAAAGCTCGGAAGCCTGTCGGTTGCGACCGCCATATTTGTTATTACGACGAACGTCTCTCGCTTCATTAGCTTCTTGCAATAAAGCGTCTAGAGTCATACCATCATCCTCGGTTGATTTCACTTTCGACATTACTGAGGAAAGTTCCATCTCCAATCGAATGATATCCAACTGACTGGTTGCTTCTTTCAGCTTCTCGTGTAGTGTCTTAACTTTACTCATGAGAGCTTCCTGCTCTTCTCTCTCCATCCGTTCTTTAGGAGACATTTTCTTACCACCACTATTTCTGTCGATCATCACCATCTTAGAATCTAAACCATAATGACTCAGATTGATACCGTAGTTTAAGAACCAATGACCCATGAGCCAACTAATGACTAAGTCATCATGACCACCCGACCCATGATCGATGCGGTTGTTCTTAATAACTAGGTTAAGCATTTGGTGAATTAACGTTTTATCGCGAACCTTACTACCTACGTCCTTGGCAGCGTTCATCATAACGTTATTATAAAGTAATTTACGAGTATCGCTATTAGTGAGAAAACCAAAATCACGACGATATCGATCGTATACATGTTTAGGGCGCGAAACATTCGTAGTGGATATCTTACTAAAGTCATCACCACGCTCATCACGCTTTTGAACGATCTGATTAAAAATCCGAACAAAAGGATCTTCTCCATTGACAGGTAGTTTTAACAACAAGTAGTCAATGATCGTTTGCGCGTTATACCGACGTTCGATTACCAATACGCTGTTCTTGTAAGTTAGCATGAACTCTAACAACCACTGTGCAAAACGCATTAGGTTTGTTTCATTAAACGTAGCAGAACCAGCAGTGGCTCCCGTTTTAGAATTCAACAGCGTAACAGCAATATCATCTCGACCAATGGCATCGGAAGTATCCACACACAGGACGTACCATGTAGATGGATCGACATCTTCATACCAACGGAAGATGTAGTTTTCTTTTGATATCCATTGATCGGTCGGTAGCATTTCAGAAGCACGTATTTGCTTAGCTAAATGTTGAGGGATAAGCGATGAGTTACTACTCGACGTCCAAACGTTGAAATAGTCACGATCGATATTATCACCATCACTGCGTGCGTTAGCAATAGCTTCATACAACCATTGTTTACTAAATCCTAACTGCAATGCGGACATAGTCAGGTTAACCATAACCGAACGTCCAGATGAGTTAGTCTTAATCAGCTTAACAAGATCATCTCGATCAAAGCAATCGTAGAAACGCTCAGTCCAAACTGCTGCCTCGTTCATCAGGTTGTAGACATAACGCCCGTCTCTATCTTCTTGGTTACCAGCTGTTGTGGTAAAGATAGTGCAATAAGGAACACCTTTTCGTTTCGCTATCTCACGAGCCGTGTTGGTTGAACCCATTGCCGCAGAAACAGTTGTCTCAATGTGATTGATGAACGGACCCTCATCGATGTGTATGAACGGCGACGTCATACCACGACCAAGGTTGTTGGCTGCTTTTTCTGAACTTTGAGATACGTGAGTATAATACTTATTGTTGCGATCTTGGCAACTCAAAGAGATTTGGTTGTTATCATCTTTCTTTGTATTACGGTTTAGCCAATCAGGCCAACCATCTCTAAGTTTCTTTAGACGAGCAATGTTGTTTTTACGCAACGACTCATCTTTAGTAATCAAGTTAAGTTGTGTGTCTGTATAACAGAAATACATCAGCCATAACGAGTTATTATCCGTACCATAGGACTTACCCGTCTGACGGGGTTGGATCTGGATATAATCGATACAGGCTAACAGTAACCACATAGCAGCGATATTCGCACGATTCGCTCTGAAGCGTTTATCGTCTATCTCAATACCGGCACCGTGGTCAATAACAATCTCACGAAGGTAATACCAAGGATTATTATCACACTCGTATAAAACGCGTGCTCTTTCATCTCGAGTAAGACCCTCTGCGTGAGGATTAACTCCCTGGAGCTCTGGCTGTAAAAGAGCCAAGTGGAAATAGTAATGATCGACGCCCATATCCCTAAGTAGGGCCGCCATGTTAAGGAATGATTTATTGGGCGTCTTGGTATCCACAATCGCTTTAGGGTATTTTCTCCAATCTTGTTTAAAAACGATCATTTTCTAATACCTTTAAATGCGTTATTCTTCTAAGAATCATACCATTTCAAAAAATAAAGGAGGGCTACTGCCCTCCCATTATTAGTCTTAGTTGATTTGACGGATGATTAAACCAGCCGTACTCAACTCTAAATCAGTCTGCGATGTGCGACGGAAGAATTGCAAGTAAACGTTTTCACCTGCTTCTTGAATCGTATTCAAGGTAAATACTTCATTCCACATACTGACAGGCCACTCGTTAGAGTAGTTGCCTGCAATCAGACGGAAGTGAGTCGGTGTCGGTGGTTTGTCTTCAGACGTTTTATCGTAAAGCGGTAAGGTTTTCTCATACACTTCACGCAACCAATGTTCCATAGAACCAAAGTCATTATCGACTCTCAGGTTCCATAAGTTTGAGTTAACGAATTCAAGTTCTGCCTTGAGGCCTTCACCATAAGCTTCCTCGCCCCGATCAAACTGTACAGTCCAGTTGGTCGTATTGGTATCTAAACCAGGACGACGTAGAACGATACGCGTCGTTTGAAGGTGGCGATAGTTCTTAAAGCGATTCGATACTTTAGAAAGGTCAACCGCAAATGTGATATCTTGCGCTACACCGTATTCTTTTGGTTCGAATGCTTTTGAGTTAGCAGCTAGCTCTACATACTGAGTTACGTTGAAGACTTCATCGCGTTCCAAGTTGTACAAGAAGTGCTCTAAACGATAACCGCTCGTTTCATCAACCCAAGTAGGGTAGCTAAACAACTTAACGCTGTATGCACCATCAACTTTAGTCGTTGTTGCCAGATAATCTTCGGTGATGTGATTAGTGGCACCTGGAACTGACCCGTACGCCACCTCATTAGGCGACAGGCGGTATGTAAGCGTAATTGGCTGTCGTTGTCCCAGTATGGTGGAAACGAAGCGTCTGAGGCCGTACAGATCGAATTTAGTACCATCGATCGGCATGCGCGCTTCTTCACCGTTGCTGTACTTAACAATACCCATACGAGCAATAGCTTCGATTGGGATATTGATAGGACATTCCAATACACGGTTGTCAGACTTAGACAAGAACGGAGACTCGATTTCGATACTTGTGATATACTTCGTCGATTCATTCATCGTGCGAATGAAAGAAGTATTCTTCACAAGCAGATGTGAGATCGATACAACATCGCCTGCATCATCGTAGAATACAGCCGTTACGATTTCACCATCTTCCATCGCTTTAGCGCTGTATCCAACCTGAGGTGCTTTAATCGCTAAATTGCTAGCGTCCTCAGTACGAGCCATCTCAAGTGGAATGTCTTCACCTAACAGAGAACCGTTCTGGTCATACTGACGGGATATGACATCACCATTTTCAATGCGGGTACCTTTAAACACTTTAACGTATTTCGTTGTGGTACCGTAGACCTTGAGACGGGCATCGAATGCTAAAGTATGTGGTGTAACAGATGTATCGAGATACACGCGATAGGACTCAGATATCTTACCCGGTCCTTGACCTAATAAAAGATCACGATCGTTTTCACCAAACCCTGTTTCACGTACCTCATCCCAAGGCTTCAATACACTTAATCCGGTGGTGTAGTCGACTTCTTCGACTACGAAGAAACCTTCGGTAGCTGAAAAGACTAAGTCCCGTTCATTCGGGACGTAGCGCTTATCATCTTCAGTCATACCGGCCTGACCTGTGAAGATTTCATCTATGTGCCACATCTTAAATCCGCGATCCGGATCTACGATTGGTACAACATTACTGTTAGCCATTTGGTGACTCCATTAATTTATCGGTAAGGTCACTTCGATGAAGCGACTTGCATCAATCTTATCGTCAAAGTAATACTGAATGATTCTGCGGATGAAATTATTCTGGTAGACATCAAGCTGAATCTTACCAGTATAACGGTGTGGATGTACCGTTACATAATCTTCATTGTAGCCTAAATGTGCAGGATCAAATTCTAACAAGTACTCATACTCTTTGACCATGTCAACCATATCGGAGTTTGAAAAGTGCTCCTTCAATGGTTCATTGTCGATGTGACCCTCCAGTAAGTTATTAATCAACCGCGATAGAAACGGACTGTACAAACGATACCGCTGAGGGATGGCGTTTACTTCAGGGATTTCTGGTTCTGGATATTTGACCGTCATGTAGTCACTGATGATTGTATCCACTTCCATAGACCGTTCACGCATGACATACGTGTCATCCATCATCTCCCCACGCATCGGCACGATATTCTCACGAACTGAATATGGTGTACCATTATCAATCCCCGGAATACTCACACCTAAGTTGTCTTCTGCAAACTCCAAGTTATCACGATGAACTAGCTTACCACCAACAATACAAGACAATACTTTATCGTCTCGAACATCATAGCGGCGATCCGCACTTAAGTAACCGTGTTCAACAAAACCAAACTCTCTTTGATTATCTAAAGTTAGGTCTTCATTGCAGAAACCTGTACAGCGAACTACGATGTCTTGTTTGGCTTTAGATTCGTCGTGATATTGCTTATTACAGATGACGACTTCAGGCCATTTTACGTGGAAATCAAGCCCTTCAATCAACGGGTGTTTATTCATCCACAGATCGATTCGACGTGGTGGTATGGTCGATACCATCTTCTCATTAACACCGAAGTGTTCTTCATCGACGTTGACGCTAAATATCATCACACCGTTGACTGGTTCCAATTGCATTTCGTAAGAAAGGAACTTCTTGTTACTTACAATAGCGGAGTAGTCAACTAACGGATTGATGTTGAGTGACATCTCGTCGTTGATAATAGAGACGATGTTCGTATTCGATATATCCACCCAATCCCAAGCAGGCTGATTACCCAATAACGTACAAAGGTAAACGCGGTAGTCGTAGGTAGGATCAATGGTTAACTCACTTTTATGGAATTCTACATCCAAAGAAGAGTCGCCAATACCGCCCAACATCTCCACGGTTCTCGCCGCCTTGTTATTACAACGATACGTAACGCCATTTTGATGGTGGTAGAAACCTAACAATAAACCATCTTCATCATACTCGTATGCAGTTGAGTCGACGTACAAACCCGGTGGCAGTTCCACATAAGGCCAGTTCTCTTCAAACTGAACTTCGGTTGGTGTATCACCTAGTAGGCGAGACATTGCATTGTAGCCGAAGGTCTTTTGAACCATGATAGGATCAAGGTCGGATGAAATCGAACGCATGATCTTAACGTAAGGTGATTGCTCGAGGTGTTCAGCTCTCCAATTAGGTACTGTGGAGTCAATGCCCAACATCGCTTGTTTCACTTTATCGTGACTCAAGCGATATAGCTCAAAGATGCGGTTAGCTTCTTGAACCAACTGGCGTTTAAATCCAGATTTACGAACATACATCCGAATGACTAGATCGTTTATGTCGCCCCAACCATTATCGTTAGCATAACCTTGTACGTAAGACACAGGAACAGAATAGTCCTTATGTGTTAGCATGCGGATTGCATCTTTTTGGTTGTTATGATAATAAACACCCCAATATCGACCCTGCTCACCTGGTTTATAGATATACAAATCGATATCATCTTCAAAGTCGATCGTATCGTTTCCAAATTCAGGATAACTCAGTAAGAACTTACGTTTGTTATCTAACTCACTTTCAAACGATTGTAGATCAGATACTTTAAAGTCAACCGTCCGGTAGACCGAATTGTCTTGTACGAATTCAACATAGTCGCCATTTCGTACATTAAAAGGACTTAAGTCGTTAACCAGTCGACCATTACAAAACGCTAAAGCCGCACCTTCTAACTGAAGAGCGTCGTGGAACTTACGTTGGAACGCAAGTATCTCATCTGACGTGGATACAACACGACCCTGCGTTGTAGTTGTAGCAGGTACTCCATCGAAGCGATCCGATTTGTAATATGCATTGGTATAAACTCGAATGTAGGGTGCTTCAGTTTTGATCTTAGGGATGCGGACATGGTCTTTTACAGCCATGATAAGATTGCGATGGCGGCCATAACGCAACCAACACTCACAACGAGGTACTTGAACGCCATCTTCAAAATAGACTTCAGCCGTTAGATCTGAATCGTTGATCAAGTCTGTCAGCTTCTGCCATTTATCGCTAATGGTTAACATACCCAACAATTTGGGGTGGATGTGTCCAATTTGGAAAACGTGATAACGTTCATCCCAAGTTGGTAGATAGACTTTATCCCACATGACCACTTGATAGTCGAGCGCACCAAACCGACCGCTAAGTCGGTGAGGTGCTACGATGGACTGATAATCTTGATCTGGTGAGCACCAGATATTGTCCCTCGCATGATCAATTAAATATTCTAACATGGGTACTCCTTAGGAGTAGTCTCGAGTCAACGCACCGAAGTTGCGAATAAATGTGTCACCTAAGTCACTTCGTTTATTCATTTGTTGTGTCAGTTGTCCCAAGATGGTTTTACGATAACCACGATTTACAGTAGCCATATACAACATGGCGCACCACGTCGGCGGATGTTCAAGTGCTACAGCTACCTGCTCAGATGCATTATTGCCAAACCATACACCACCTAACATGGTGTAGATCACACCCGCAGATAACTTTTCAAGTCGAACACTTTGAGTGCGTTCACGCAATGCTTCAGTGAACATATTCATTGTTCCGATATTTGGAAGAGAATCAATGATCTCTAACACGTCTTGAATCGGCAAACCAGAAATTCGACTACAACGTTTAGCACGACGCATCAACTGGTCTTCATCGTTGTAATCATAATCGTCTTGCTCTTCAAACAAAGATAAGTAGTAGAAGCAAGATAGAACTTGGATGCGAAGCTGTGTTTCAATCTTAAGGTTCATCCGGCGACCTAAGTTCTCAGCCATCAACTTACTGAATACTTTTATTTGGTAATCACCCAAGTTCAATAGATCTTCTACATTACCATCAATCCATGCTTCTTTCATCAGAACACAACGGTAGTTCATGTATTGGAAATCACTCGTCTGGACGATCTCTCCATTTGAATTAATGCGGCTTACTGGACGAAGGTCGGATACAATGTACCGCTCGTCCCTGTCCATCTCTATGAGCATGGGATGTACGAAGGGTTTTACTTCGGTATCCTGCTGTGTTACAAATAGAATGTAGGGATTGGTACTGTGCAACGTATGCGCGATAATCCGTTCTTTTAATTCTTTTACGATGTCGTCCACTTTATGTGATCGGCAAACCGTAGTCTGGTAAGGTGTGGTAAACATAGTTTTTGTTACTCCGTCCTATTAGAAGGTTGTGTAAAAAATCACATTACCATCAATATAGCGTTAATTCTATGATGATGTATGATCAACATTATCCATAGAATCTGGTCCAGATTAGACAAAGGAGGGCTCTTAATGAGCACCAACAAGTTAAAAGCCGCCCCAAAGGCGATCTTAAAAGGGGTGCGTGATGAGTCCGGTGGTAACCTTCCAGTTATCCCCGAGCAAATCCCCACGCATTTACCTCATGTATTCCTATTCACAGAAAAAGGACCATTAGAACCTCAAATCGTGTCTGGCTCTTCAGCTCAGCGCATGTATGGTTCGAAGTCCTTCGACTTGCGCAGTAAGTACGCAACGCATCAGACTGTGTTGGCTAGTGTCTTAAATGGCAACGGCAACGCGATGATGGTTCAGCGTCTTAAGCCTGAAGATGCAAATGCTCCAGCGACGATTCGTTTGTCTCTTGAAGTTGTATCTGATCAGGTTCCAGTTTATCAGCGTAACCCAGACGGTAGCGTCGCATTAGACGTTGACGGCAAACCAATCGAAACTGGTGATACTGTCGCCGGTAATCGCGCGCGTTGGTTGGTTACTCATTCTGAGACTGGCGAAATCGGCAATGCGCAAGCGCAAGCCGGTGAAATGTTAAATGCCAACGACGAGCAGTCTACTGTATATCCAATCATGGATTTACAAGTTAGCGATTTTGGTGCACACGGCAACCTGAAAGGTCTGCGTATGTTTGCTCCAACACTGAGTTCTTCTCAGGTTGCTAACGAGTCAGCCATCGTTGACCAATCTGCATTCTTATTCCGTATGCAGATGATCGAGCGTCCAGACGCCCGTTCTCAACCAAACATCATTGAGACCAAACGCGGTTCTCAAACGGTTGAGTTCTCATTGAAACCAGGTAGTATCGATAAGAACTTCGATGCAGAGCTTTATGCTGGCGACATCCTGTTGGATGCTTACCGTGACCTGGATGTATTGCCTAAACAGTATGGTCCATTCAATGGACTGCACGTCTACCAAGACGATATCGATACTGTTTTAGAAATGCTGTACACTGCCGAGCAGCCACAACAACCGGATTGGCCTACTGACCCTGAAGAAGCTAAATATCTATTTAACTTCGTTGGTGGTGAAGATCTGGAAGGTAATGCTTACCATACGCTGAAACTTGAAGGCGTAGCAGGTGGCGGTGCAGTATTTACACCAAACACCAACCATTATGCCGCTGGCGGTTCTGATGGTACCATCTCATTCGAAAACCTTAACAAGTTAGTTAAGAACGAATGTGAGCAATATGGTGACGGTGAATTCCCACTGTTGGATACAGCGATGTACCCACACAGCGTATTCTACGACACTGGTTTTGACTTGGATACTAAGAAAGCAATGCTTATCCCAATGTCTCGCCGGAAAGACGTCGTGACCATCTTGTCTACACAAGATGTATTGCTACCGCAGAACACTGCCGAGCAAGAAAGTGCAATGGCTACCACGTTACGTGCAGCTGCTCGTGCTTTCCCTGAGTCAGAAGTTTATGGTACATCTGTCTGTCGTGCCGTTGTTATCGGTCACTCTGGTGAATTACTGCGTAGCCCTTACAAAGGTCTATTGCCGTTGACTATCCAGTTTGCAGATATGTGTTCGAGCTTCATGGGTGCTGGTGATGGTATCTGGAAAGCCGATCGTGGTTTCGATACTGCACCATACAACCAAGTTGACATGTTCAAGAACGTCAACGCTACCTACAAACCACAAAACGTCTACGACAATGATTGGGACGCTGGTCTGGTTTGGGTACAGAACTTCGATCGTCGCAGCTTGTTCTTCCCAGCAATTCAAACTGTTTATGATGATTCAACTTCAACGTTGAACTCAGCTATCAACATGTTCATTGTTGCTGAAGTTGAGAAAGTTGCAGAGCGCGCATGGCGTCAGCTTACTGGTAACAGTAAACTTACTGCCGATCAGTTCATTGAGCGCAGTGATGACCTCATCGCTGACATGACCCAAGGTCGTTTTGATGATCGTGTGATTGTTGTGCCTCGCACAGAATTCACTGACATCGATGAAGAGCTGGGTTATGCATGGTCTACGACCATCGAGCTATACATGAACAACATGCGTAGTGTTGGATCGTACACAATCGTCGCGCGTCGTCGTGCCGATTTCGCTGGTTAATACACCGATTACGGAGCGTTGAAATATGAGCAGAACTAAAGACATTTTCAAACGCGGCGTAGGTCATACACGGGGACGCGAGAATCTCGCTCCCCAAGTCAACCTTGCCGTAGACGGTCAGTATGGCTACCAGCCTGATATTGATACGTACGTTTCTAACACAGGTTACGTACCACAGAATCTTATCCCATTACTTGTTGAGGCTCCTCGTGGTTTCTCTGGGTTACCGGATTCTGATCAATTGGTAGCTACTCTGAAGTCTCTTATTGAAACTCAATCGAAGAACATCACGGGCATCTCTCGTGGTTTGACGGTTGAAGCAGGTGAACGTCAAATTGGTGGTGCAGGCCACATGCAACGTGACCCTAACAATGTGACGGAAGAACAGATCACACCGACTCACGCTTACGACGAGCGTTACGGTGCAGCGATCAGTACCTTCTGGTCTTACTTCATCCGCAACTTGATTGCTGATCCAACGACTAAGCAACCGGGTATCATGACGATCAACCCTGATGCTATCGACGATCAGTTGGCAGACATGTACAGCTTCACTACGTTGTACATCGAACCAGATCCGTTGCGTCGTAAAGTTGTCCACGCTTGGATGGTAACTAACATGTTCCCTCTGAGTTCTGGTATCATCGAGTCTACTCGTGACTTAACTACTGGTCAAGAAGTACCGGAGTTGTCAATCGAGTTTACTGGTATCCCAGTTCAATCGCGTGGTGTTATGGACTTTGCCCAAGCACGTCTTGATGAAATCAACTATATCAATGCCGGACCGCATCAGCGCCCAGCATTCGTTGATCAGATTCAAGCAGACATCCGCGCTCAAAACAATGGTTACCGTGAAAGTATCCAGCGTGCGAGCGAGTCTGGCGTTGGAACAGGTCAGTAAGACAAAAAATAAAGGGGAGGCTTCGGCCTCCCTCTTTATCCGCCTTAATGGTATAGGCACTCGATCCCTGGCGAGTGTCTGACTGATTTGGGGGAGGGTAACACCTCCCTCTTTTTTTTTTGATTATAGCAATTCACCCATATCTAGAATCTCCTCACCTTCCGAACTTTTCCAGTCAATGATAAAGTCCCTTAACAGATAACGATGACAACAAGCGTTAGGTTTACAATAACAAGCAAGTGCTATTTTCCTATTGCCACTGGTGTTATTCGAAAACAACTTAGACCACAACGGACGATTCGCACTTAATGACTCGCGCATCATCTCTAAGTAACGCCTTGTATAGTCCCGCCAGCTTAATTCTCCTGACTTAAAATCCCAGACCATATTCCAAGTGGGCGCTAACATACCGTAGCCAGACTTTACTGTTGTATCCAATACCTCAATCGTCTCATCGTCAATATTGTTTACATTACTAATCTGAACAGTATATAACTCAATCATTCCTTCACCATGTTAAAGTCATAGATCTTAGCCATCTCAGGATTATAATCTTCAATAACTTCCAATACATCTAAGAATAACTGCTCGATGGTGTGTGCGTCTAAATATCCACCGGGAATACGAGTGATGGAGGTTAACTTACCACGATCTTCCATATCCTCTATGAAATCGTCATAGAGCTTGAGTTGTACTTCATGCTTAGTGTTGCAGTCACATAGATGTTTAACGCACTTGTTGCCCTCATATGGAAGCAATAATGGGAATTTAGCCATAACCCAGTTGTAGATAGTACCTAAGCGGTCATCGGGTTCTTGACCCAGTTGAATTCGATAGGCCCGTTTTAAGTCAGTCTCATCGATACGTTTAAGACCGACATATCGATATTGATCTTCTAATTCTAAGTTGATAAGTTCAACAGCTTGATCGATGTAATTGAATTTACCACGTACATCTCGTATTTCTGATTTTTCTTTATCGGGCAACTCATCAAATTCCTCTTTAGACTTGAGCGCCCAAGAATAGGTATTAGACATCATGGTGATGACTTGTGGATTTAACAAAAAGTGTATTTTAACATTCATGATGAGTCACCTCAAAAAATAAAAGTTGGCAGACCCACCTCCGAAGAGGTAGGTCCACCTACGCAGGAAACTTAACCGAATAGTTTCTCAGCATTAGACGCCAGAGTCTCACGGACCTTCTTCAGATCACCGCGAGGTTTACCAGCGAACGTGCGAACGCGGGCTTGCGTCTGACCATAGCGAGTAACTTCAGTGCGGTCAGTGATTGACTTAGGACCAACCTTAGCGCGGTCATACTGTACGTTAACATCACCGAACTTACCAAACTTCATAGAAGACGATACAGACTGAAGGCCTTTGTCATTCTTCATCATCTGCTCACCCTGACGACCGGTTGCCAGAGTCAGTGCTGCGACCACATCTTCGTCATGTGATTTGACACGCTTTACGGTATCCATAGACAGATCTTCAGGAAGACTCTGCTCATAGGCTTTAGCCGGAAGGTTAAGTACACCACCCTCGCCTTGTTCCATTTGACCCTGGAATTGTTCGGCAAGCTTGTTTACATTTGGACTGATATCAGACATGTGTCTTTTTCCTTAATTATGGTTTGTTGATTTAACGATGCGACACTATCGTCGCTATATAACGATGCAGTCGTGTAAAACTTTACACGTATGTTTTATAATTGGTATTTATAAGGAGATTCTTTAACGCAGAATCAAATTGATGATATATATCTCACATTGTTTTATTTACATTCTAAGGAGATATAATCAAAAGATGCATAAGTTGTCGAGTTAAGAGTTTAAACCTCGTACAGGCGCATACAGGAGCTCCTACCTACCATTATCGATTACGTTAGCAGTAAACTCCTCATCTTGGTTGAGTTCTTCACCCAACATACGCTTTAACGTGATGTAGATCTCATCGAGTTCACGGTATGTGATGCCCCAACGACCATCTGGAGAAATTAGATTGTCATGCAGATCTGTCGATTTCTCGTACATCGGCATCGCGTCATCAATGATAAGGTACTTCTCTAGCTTTTTCTCAGCAACACACTCCAATATGCACTGCGCTCTAAAGTCGCCACCACCTGTGTGTGCGCTACCCAATACATTATCCAATTCAAGATCTTTAGCGATCCGCCGGATGGTCTCATGTTCCGGACCTTTAAAGCTTGGTGCCCAAGAGGATACGATGACTATCTGTGTGTTGGTTTGTCTGAATATCTCCCCGAGTAACTTGATCATGTGTGTATCAGCCCAATCGTGTTTACTTACCGACATATTAGCCACAGTCATCCACCATGGTCTAAAGGCTAGCACATGGTTAACGACCCCACATAAATCTAAAAATACAACGGGTTTTTCTCGATCAATATCTAAATGGCGATATTTCGGTTCCATGACATTTCCCTAGAGTTATTATTAGTCACTAGATAATGCAGTCATGTCAAAAAAAAAAGAGGAACCCGAAGGTTCCTCGATACGCATTACTCTTGCAGCTTACGTGACGCATAGATCGTAAATAGAGCTAACGTCGCGGTCAACAACGGGAGAGTGACAACGTGATAGGTATCAAGAACGATTCCATCGTCAGTCAATATGGCTATAGATAGTCCAATGACTGTATTACACATGAAATCTAGTATCGGTAATATCATCAATTGATTAATAGCTATCAGGTTATCACTTCGCTTTTCACGAGGTGAATCTATCCACGTTGTTATTGTGAATAAAATCAAGACACCCAAACATACGAGTACGGTTATAAGCATTGGGATTATTCCCACAGACTTTAACGCATCATACATCAAGATGCCGAATAGTGTTGTTGCAATAGTTTTTATTGTAGTGTTTTCGTATTTTTTCATAGTTTCTCCTATTTTTATTAATTTAAAATAAACGTCATAATTAACCTCCTAATGGATTTTCTAATAATTCAAGGTATTCATCGAAAGTAATCTCGCCACATAAAAAGCGACGTTCATTCTTTCTTCGAGTACCACCGATTGGACCGACGTCCTTATCCAATATCTCTTGAATAGAGGATACTTTCGCATCCTCGTCTAAATCAAGTACATCATGTAATTGTTTAAGGAAGTCAGCGTTCTGAGTTTTCCTCATCATTGCTAGCTCCCAGATTATCACTAATCAGGTCCGTTATTGCCTGCGCAGTATCAGCGAAACGATTCAAAGCAACTTTAAATTGTTCCTCACCACGCGTTAGATAAACAGAGTCCATTTGATCTTGAAGGTCTTCAAGGTGACCGTCGTAATCTTTCAGTATTGTTTCACATGCAACCTTATCCTCTTCAGAACAATTTTCATCATTCATCAGATCGGTACATTTCTCTTTTACTAAACCCAAATCATGGATCAAAGTATTGATAGCTGCCTTTAACGCAAGCTTATCACTAATCTCCAAAATGCTATTTCGATTAGACATGAGATATCCTTAAATTAAATTACATCAATACATGTGTTGCATACATCTAGATTAACTACAAGTCACATCAATGATATATGTCTATAAATTTGAGCAATCGGCATATGGGGAGGATTACCCTCCCCACATATTACCAGTCTAAAGAAGCGCGACTACCTTTAGTCTTACGACTAAAACCAAGTTCTTCAACTAGTGTTTGAGCTGTGATGCCAGATGACTCCATACTCATGGCCATCTCTTTATCGTTTTCTTCAGCAACAACAGCACCTTCTAACTGAGTGCGGTAGAAGACTGTATCGTCAGCTGACTCAAGTGTCGGTGAACAATACTTCTGTGATGCTGCTACGCCAGGTTCAGAAACAAAGTCCCAAGTACCTACCGTATGAATCTCACGATGGCGCACACCGTTCTTCATGTAGACATCACTGTAGTAACGCCCAGAGAAAGTAACGTTCTCTTCAGGGTTGTCTAACATTTCTTTAAGAACCTTACCATAAGGACCGGTCGGACGAATGCGTCCTAGGATACCAGTAAGTTTCTTACCCTCATGTTCAATCTCTTCCAACCAAACATCGGCAATGTGCATGCAGATGCGGTCTTCTTTGATTTGACGAACACGACGTTCAAAGGCGATCATGTTGGGATAACCAGCAGGATCTGGGTGAGCATATTCACCACGAAGTAATCCTTGGTTAATCCGACGTAGTAAGCTGCTGCTACGGTTAAACGTGTTACGAGCCTTTTCAGTATCTGGGTAACATTCACCCCCAGAGTTCATAACACCGATAGCGCCCAATACAACAGTATAGTAACCGTTCTCATCAGGTTTTAAATTGCCTGCCTTATTAATGCCTTTTAAGACAGTATTACCATAGGTAACTTTATCGGCCATTGTAAATTCCTTAACTTCTTAAGATGCGTTCAATGTTTTCTTCTCGACCAGCCGGGTTGACCAAAGCGCTGGTGATGTTATCTGAGAAGTAACTACCCATCATTCGGGCTGTGGTGTTGGTAGCGCCATGCGTACTGCTTCGAAGTTGTAAGAATTTTGCATTATCCAAATCATCGCCGTTGGATACCTGTCGGAAATAAGTATTTAGATCACCTGGATCACGTGCTAACTTAGAAAGTAGCATATGCATGACTGTTGGTGTGCTAACTAATTTAACCCCAGCAAACTCTTGTGCGGTGTCAAATAGATGTCCCAAGTCCAAATAGTTAAGGTAAGCAGGAATGTTACCCTTACTAACGACCTCATCAAAGATGTAATACAAAAGCGTATCGTCTTTAACTAAATCGGTCGATGGAAATACCGTATCGTTTTGTTCGAATACAAATTCAAAATAGTCTTTGTTATCAATCGATACCGTATTGATGGAACTCGGTTCGATGCGGATCATTGCATTAACATTATTAACCGCATAATACTTATCTTCAACAGCGATCATAAAGAGACCTAGAATATAGGTCTCCTTACCGATTGTCGCAAGACTCTTATCGCGAAAACGAGTCGGGATGTAGATCTTACATCCCTTCGTCGTAATCACACTACCATCTTTCAACTCTTTGAGATAGGCTTGAACTTTGGAAGCATCGCGTTTGTATGCATCTAAGTTCATCGCTTACTCCTTATTTGTAGTTGACGTTGATTTGACTTGCTAACCAACGAGCAATTAAATCGATTGTTGCGTGTAATGCACACTCACGTGGACTGATCTCAGGATCGCTTTGTTCAGCAGCATCCATAGCATCCAGTACCATCTTAACGTTGGTGTCAGAATATAGAACTTCGCATACCAAACTACGAAGTACATAGACTTCATCTTTAAAGTAGCGAGGTTCATAACAACCTAAACGCTCACGTGCTTTAGCGTGTAAGTCAGAACGACTATAAGGTAGTTGATCTTCTTCCAGTTCATTAACAAGGTCACGCATCGCAAGGCGAGCAGCTTCCTGTTGAGCCATATAGACTTTAGAACCTACCTCCTGGCGATGTAAGCTAATGCGACGCTCATAGAACTGCTCATACATCGCTTTCTTCTCAAGCAACGCATTGTAGTCTACACGATCACCTTTAAGTGCCGCACCATAAATAGTTTCTACCGAACCACCTTCTTCAAGGAACTTGATATAAACATCATTGTTCAGTTGGACGGTTACACGAGTCTTGTTGGTAGCGAATTCCCAAGGAACGTTTGTTACCGCAAAAGAAAGAATCTTCTGACGAATGTCACGCTCGCGACGATTTAAGATACCAACGATGGCACGACCGCTTTGACGACGTACATTAGACAACGCTTCACGCAGACTCGATAGATCAGCGTTAACGCCATCCGGCATCTCTTCTTCAAACCCAATACTGATCAAGTGTGCGATCAATAGATCATTGCGATCAAGTCCAGTATCCGTTAAGTGGTTAGCACCAGGAACTTTACCGATTGGTGTACCCTCGATGAAGATGCGATCGTAAGCATGCAATAATTTATCAGTTTGCATGTCTTCAATCCAACCATCAACCATTTCATCTAACTGACCAATGCCAGTTTTCATCATGGCGCGAAGTTCATCACCAGTTACACGCGGTAGTGAGAAACGCATACTGTATTGGTTAACCGGTACGTTTTCAAAACGGGTTACCAAACCATGCAATTCACTTGTTGACCAGATGTCATGGTAGACATTTGGAATAACCATAACCGGTTGTGCGATATCCAACTCAGCACGTTCCATGTAAGTTTGATACTTTTCACGGAGTGTCTTAGTCGTTGGGATAACGTGGTTACGAGCTAAGTCGAGGTTAGCCAATACAACTTTAGAAACCAAGTTAACTGAGTTCGCCATAACCTCATCGTGGGTTACTGCGCCATTATCAGTTACTTGACTTCCTTCGATCATTTCTTGTACGGCAATCTCAGTATCCATCGTACTGATGCTCGCCGCAGTCGATGCGGTAATCGAAGCATCAAACAGCTTCGCCAATTCAGTACCTGGGATCGGAGATAGACTCCGACCAGATTCTTCGAGTTTATCAGCGGGTAACATAACCGCATTCAGTGCTTGATTAGTGAGCATTATTGTTGACCCCCACTCTTACCTTTGTTGACGTAGCTCGACAACTTAGCTGAGAAAATGTTGTGAAGCTCACGTGGAGAAATCTCTTCTCCATCAAAACCACTGGCGATGTCGTTACCAGCGATATTTTTAATTACGTTACTGCCTAACTGAGTAGCGTTACACAGGACGGTAAGGGTGCCAAACTTAGACACCCCCGCCGAGCCAGTAGGAACTGACCCGACTGTATTTTTGTTTTCAGTACTCATTGTACACCCCATGAATGGATAAACGTGTTTGTCAAGCTTACCGCGACAATACCATACGATTGTTCAGCTTAAAGCACTAAGCTTACTTTTTCGTGGCGAAGTATTTGTCGGCAACCTTCTTAGACATAAGTTTCAGTAGTGTATTTGTCGTACCCATGAGTTCCGGACTTAACACAATCCGGTTGTTGATACTCATGTAACCAAACAACATATCAAGGTCAGTACCTGACTTAGTTTGGTTGGTACCTGTCATGACACTACTAAAGACGGTTTTCATCTGATTACCAAGAACGCCCTTATCGCCAATACCAGCACCTAACGTTTTTGTGATATAAATCTTAATCGCCATGGTGTCGATATCTAAAGGATCTTTCTCGATGCGAACAGTACCATCTACTTGTCCTGTCGTTGCCTTTTCACCCAATGCTTTTAATCGCTTAACTCTCTGACGATCAGAACGTTTAGCAATAGACTTAACTGATTCATGCATATCTTCCATGTCACCATGATAGAACGCTTCGATCTTTTCGACCTTACCAGCCACTTTAGCCTTTGGTGCATTAGACGACATTAACTTCAAGCTGTCGAGGCTATCCTCACTAAACAAGTCAGTGTCTGTTGTTGATGAATCTTCGATCATACACAGAAGACTATCGATGTCGACTTCATCTCCAGGTTTAACCAAGTTACGAATGTTTTGGTCAAACGAAACCAACACGGTTCTTACCTTAGTTATTTTAGTACCTAATCGAGCAGATAGTTTCTCAGAAATAACTGACGCATCTTCAAACGTGTGTGAACGCTCCATGATGGCCGTCTTAACTAAGATACCGCCTTTCATAAGTACTTGTTTAGGATCGAGTGGATCGACACTAAAGAACCCAGAGTTATACGTAATGACATTACCTTCTTTGACTTTATCGCCCACCTTGACGTTAGAACGTACTTGGTGTGGTACAGTCGTTCCAGTAACACTACCGTAACGAGTCCCTATTTCGACAGCAACTTCAGTACCATCTTTATATTTCACCTTAACGTGCTCATCATCTGCCGCTACAATCTCACCATCTGCCTTAGCTGTATATGCATACAGATCATCAACGCGATGCGCAATAACCCGCTCATAGCCAGTACGCAGTGGAATAGTTTCATAGCCTTCAGCAGAAACCACGTGAGTATTTTGAATAGACACGAAGTTAACACGTTTAGGATCATCGATATCAGAACCTGGTGCTAACAATGCAGACGTACTCAACATTGATGCCGCACCCGTTTTACCCGACTCATATTTGTTGGTTAAACCACGCAAGTTAGCAAACTGTGGATTTGCTGTCAGGTAAGTATTAACACCCACCGCACCTGAGTCTGGTGTAGCCTCACTGATTACACCCATGTCAGATGGGTGATAGCGACGAGTATGTTTAACCATACTTCGTGTACTACGGCCACCCGTACCCATGTAAGTCACCAATTCCTTTTCTTTCAAGTTTTGAATCGGGTTAGATTCTTCGACTTGAGAAATACTAGGATCTTGGTTGATGACCTGCCATACGGCTTCAGGGTTAATCTCGATCTTAGCTTTACTACCTACACCACGAGAACGATAGCGCCGGACGCCTCGCGTGATTTCTGAGAACACAGCACCAGCCATACGTTCGTATCCACGAATACGCATTGCTTCCATATCTGTCTCATCTGGATGCCAATCAATCGTTAACAATTCACAAGCACGAATGAGAAGACGGTCCAATGCGGTAGGTTCACCCATCTGCTCAAGTAAGTCACGAGTGATAGGATCGACAAACATATCCATTGCAAGCTCAAGCTCTCGAATGAAGCCAACGCGAAGACCATTGTCCTCTAAGACATTTTCATAGATCTCAGGATCATCAAAACTGTCAACGTTATATCGAGCAATGGTTTTATGGTAACGATTAAATCCCGCTAAGATGAGTTGTGCTTTAGGGTCGTCTTTAGTCAATACCAAAGTTTCATCAGCAAAGCGAATGCCGAACTCATTGTCAGACATGTTCACTTGAGAACCAACAGGTACTCGACGTGGTTGTACGCCTAACAAAGACATGAGGCGACTTAGACCAAAACGGAAACCTAACACCATAGCCACAGGTATAGTTTTAGAGAATAGACGGAACTCTGCAATCTCAACCGGTGCTTTACTTGGATCGAGACCCAAGATCGTTTCGATAGGACCTAGGATATCCAATTGGTCGCCTTTCTTGATGTAGAATACATTATTCTCATCAACCAAGATAGGTGCCTTACCACGTTCTAGACTAACGCCCGCAACGACGAATCCTTCCTGCTCGTGTTGTTTGATGAAATCTTCACCAAACTCTTCGGTACGTTTATTGTAGTCGAAAAACAAACGATATTGACCATTAACAGTGAACTCTCGGAAGCGTTCAGACATAATGGTGTATATGCGAGGAAGTCGTACAGTATTGTCGAAACAATTAACCAATCGAGTTCCGGTTACGACTGGATTCTCTTGTTCAGACAAACCAAGCGTCTGTTTAATGATCCAGCGTGGATAGTTCACCACTGACTTTTCAGAACGATCAACAAACACTTTAGCGTAGTAAGACGTTAACGACACGGTCGACGGCGAAACTTTACGGATGGGTTTATCGGCCCTCTGCTTACGTAGACGATACTTAACGTTGTTAGAAACGAACTCGCCATTTTCTTTAACATTAGGAACCTTAAACCGGATGGTAGACGTCTCACCATCAACAGGTGACAACTGCATAGTGACGACTTGATAATCGTTAGCAGCGTCTTTAACTTCTTCCACATCGTAAGCTAAAACCGTTACACCTGCACGCTGAATATCCATCGCGCAATTAACGATGTCTTTCTTCAATACTTCATTTAGGTATTTACTATCAAACGCTTTAAGTGTCGATTCGGTCATTGACTCATCGGTTACACCAGCCACATCGGGAAGTTTTATCTCTTCCTCTGACAGTTGTAAATCTTCGTCTGTAATCTTAGAGAAGTCTAACAATTTACCATCGCCATAGGGGTTAGGTATATTGCGTGTCTTCTCAATGATCTTTTCATAACGACGAACTTGAGCGGGAGATAAACCACCTTCTTCTGCCAACTGTTGAATGCGTTGGGTTAATGAGTCAGTCGGATCTTTAACGTCGCCTGGAATATCATCAAAGGTTAATTCTTCTTCGGGAACTTCTCGATCAGATATCTCACTTAACTTCTCGATATCCTTCTCAATCTTCTCCTCATCAACCTGCGCTTCCGATTTACCTTTAACCGAGACACCCTCAACCTCATCAGAATCCTCCGGCTTTTCTTCCTCACCCTCATTAACACTTGTTTTGACACCAGCGTTTCTAAGTTCAAATAAAGAAATGAGCATACGTAGGAATAGACGCTGTAGTTTACTAGATCCTACATCTTCGTCATCTTCCCCAACTTCGTTTTGGGTAACCTCTAAGACTTTACCCAAATTGAATACGACAAACTTACCAGACTCCATCCAAATGAAGTTAACCTTATCATAATTCTGAGGATCGATGTTTGACAAAGTAGAATATTGTCTATCTTCACCTAACCATTTGAAAATCTCAAGAACCATCAAGTATTGTGGTTGTGAGAATACAGTCAGTAGGTCGCGTGGTATCTTTGAATATTCACCCGATGCTTTCTTCAACATTTGTAGTGAAGGTAAACGACGCGGTAACGTTACTGGAATAAAGTGTTGACGTTCATTATCTTTACAACGATCATTGACTACTTTAAACAATGTGTTTAAAATGTTGTAGTTGCGATAGTAAAGACCATAAACAGAACGCATGTAAATATACAAGTCACTTAACCCAGCGTAGTTCTCAACGATAAGTGTTTTCTCATCTCTCAATGAACGAGAGAAATCGTTAAGTGGACGCATCTTACGATAACGACGATGGTAGTCGCGTTTAAGGCGTTCTTCTGTTACGCCTTTATTGGGTTTTGGATTACCGATCGGTTTGATATGTTGAGTCACATGCTCTACCAATACTCGGTTATCTGAATTCACAAAGAACGGATCATTTGGATCTGGACCAATAGAAGAATCTTCAAAAGTAAGATAATGAAGGATACTTTCTTTTGGCATAACCAATTCAGAGTAGTCGCTAACGCTTGGGCTAGCGACATCCTGAGATTTCCAAATACCGTGTTTGCGATAGAAAGTTGGATAAACAACCATCACGCGTCTCCAGTCATATTGTGCATAACAAGCTGAATCGTATCAATCGAGGCAGACGCACGCAGTCCCCCTGATGGATCTACGTGGGCTTCTCTTGAGTTGAGATACTTATCAACTTCTTCTTTTGCTTCTTTTGTATAAATGATGTTACCCGATACCGTATCACCGTCGAAGTCACCACCGAGTCCACCCAAGCGATAGCTATGAACCATTTGAGAATCGATATAAGACTCAGGTTCGAATACGGGATAAACGTAAGCTGTATTCTCTTTACTGGGTTCTTGATCTTCCCAGTTAGAGTTCAACTCGACACGTTCTTCACTCTTAACTGTGGTTCGTACAAAGACACGCGATAGATAAGAACTCTCTTCACCGGTCACCGGATAACGAGTTGATTGGATGCGTAAATCATTCCAACCACTATAGTTACACAAATAAATCATTTCATGTAATGTGATTGGATATACGTCATCTTTATCAAAGTCATCAGGTAGCTCATCGATGTCGTAGAATACCTTAAACACTTTACGATCTTTAGGTTTATACACCAAAGCTAAATAGCGATCTTCCACAACCACAGGTTTAGCACGGGCCTCAGTCATTTCTTGAGATGAGATAACTGCTTCTAAACCCTCAGTAGTAGTCCAACGGTCAAACGTTTGTGCAGACACATTAACGAACTCAGAACGAAGTGTTTTTCGATCGATAAGTTTTACCTGACCTTCCTCATCACCAAAAGCCGGTTGCAGAATATTGTTCATCAAACGATTGATGGTGATTGGGAGTGCGCCTCTTGAACACTGGAATAGACCCACTACTGTATCGTCTGCTTCAGGGAAGTTAGACTCATCTAAGTCAGGTGGTGACAACTCCATCGCCGATATAACGTTACGAGTACCATTCATGATTCGACGTGAACCATATTTGTTCTGAATGAAACCTTTCTTACCACTTAACATTTTCTCAATGGTAAAGTAGATTTCATTAAACGTCATCTGTAGTGAGTACCGAGCATTATCAAGGATGGGTCCATCATTCTTATTACCATCACCAATGGTGTTTACAATACCAATCAATCGACGGTAGTGTGTGTTGATCTCATCTTCTTGAGTTCGACCGATAGCATCTATCTCAGCATCCCGTAACCCAGCAGGCATAACAAGTACGTCGCTGATGACCGCTTCCTCTCGATACTTATTGATCAAGTCGATTCGTTGGTTACGTATCTCACTATCGCCTTTCTTAAAGACAATATCTTTCCACTTAGACATGAAGAAGTGGAAACCAGTTTTTCCTTCCACCTCAGTACTTTGCACAAAGTCTTTTTCTTTATCATCCCAAACCGCATAGGTTTTGCCTGATAATATCCCAGCATATAGACGCTTCAAACGCTCAAGCCGTTGATAAACAATTGGATGAAGTATCTTAGTCTTAAGTGGTATATAAGCGAAGGTCTCATCACGTGCGTCTTCACCTACACGCCCAAATATTTCAGTTGAAAAAAGACCTTCAGAATGAAAGTCACTTGAACCGGGGGCATCTACGGTATCTAAACTCGTGATCGGTTTTAATAAACGTATCTGTCCTGGAGTTAACTTTAACAAACTAATGTTAAAGGGTAAGCGCTCTATACTCATAGCGTCCTCACTTTAAATGCTATGACAAATTGTATTTTTCACAAAGGAGATCGTCTATGGCTAACGAAGACCATGACCTCGATCTAGATGATGATTTAGATGATGATCTGGATCTCCCCGATCTCGATTTTGATGATCCCGAATCAGACCCCTCCGACCGATCGCCCGTCGATCGAGCAAGTCGTGGGTTTGCTGACGGCATCAAGCAGTCGGCAATAAGTCGCAGCACACAAAAGAAACTGTTAGATAATGCATTACCGAAAGGTTATGGTAGTGCGTATCAAGGCGTAACTGATGCTGCCGATGCTGCCGAGGATCTATACGATACCGCAAAAGATCGACTCAGACCTGCGGCTAAAGATGCTAAAAAGATCGGGAGAAAAGTAAGAGAAAAGGCTTCTCCTTATATCCCTAAGTGGTTGGATGATAAACTTGATAGTTGGACTAAAGAAGATCCAGACGATAGTCGTGGTGAAGCTTATGATCCTCAAGAAAATGAAATCCAAACGACGTTAGGTGAAATATTCCAAACGCAACAAGAGCAGAAAGCTCAGGATGACGTAGAGGAACAAACGGAGAAGCAGACCGACCGTGCTTTAGAAGATGCGCGTCATCTGGACAATAAGAGCCAGCTTGAACACATCCAAGAAGCTATTGGTCGTGTCGTGGGTTATCAAGAAGATATTGCATCGAAGTTCCAAAAGAAATCTTTAGAACTTCAATTCCGTCAATACTTCGTCGCTAAAGACCAATACTCGCTATTAAAGGAATATGCTGAAGAGTCAGGTCAGTCATTGGTTGATATTCGTAAGAATACAGCCCTGCCTGAATTTCTTAAGATGCGTGGTTCTGAGCGGGTACGTGAAATGCTTAGGGATAAAACCCTAGGTAAGATCGGCGATAGCCTATATGGCTTTAGTCAAGATTTCACTGGTAACCTATTTGAGAATATAAAAGGTAAGGTCAGCGACTTTACCCAATCGATAGCGGATAACATTACTGAAACTGCCGAAACGATGGATATGGCAGGGGATGGTGTTGACCCGTTAGACCTAGCAGGTAACCTTGTAGGTAGTGAGGGTGGTAATTGGGCTGCTGGTAAAATCGGTAAACTTATCGGTCGCTTTACTAAGGATAACGATACCTTAGCTAGAGTAGGTTCTGACCTTGAATATCTTGCTCAAGGCGGTACAGATAGGGCAGCCCAATCAGTTGCAGGTAATGTCGATGCTCGAGTAGAGTCGCTCCGTAAGGAGATCGATCGTAAAGAGTTAGAGGGTGAGAAGGTCAGTTTTCGAGAGAGAGGCGAACTGGCGTTATTAGAGCGTATCGCTGACATGATTCCTCGTTATACGGAGGAAGGCCGATTCGGGATGTCATCAGATACGTTAGCTGAAGAAGTATCGACGTATACGGAACTTACCGATAAGACGATTACCGAAACTATCCCTAACTTACTTTCTGAAATCTTACGTGAAGCTGAAATGATCCGCACAGGATCAAGCGATGCAGAGCGACAAGTCTATGATTTCGATAAGGGACAGGTAGTAAGAGAGTCTCAATTACAGGATGACATTCGTCAGAAGATTGTCGATTCGGGTGATGTTCGAGGTCTAACTGAAAAGGTTAACAAAGTAGTCGACCTTTTAGATGGTGAAGGTAAACTCGATAATGAGACTCGTGCTAAATTAGCAGACCAGATTGAGAAAGACGTTTTCCAAAACAAAGCGTTTACTATCGAAAATTACGCCGACGCTGATAACCTCGATATGTTATCAAGCGATGAAGCCGATAAAGTTACACAACTTATCAACAACCAATACATGGAAGATGGTAAGTTTAAGAAAGACAGAAAGGCTAGTGAAATCCGTAAGGATGCATCTAAGGTGTATGGTGATGCTAAGCGGGGTGTACCTAACTATAAAGAGGTTATTGCTAGAAGTGCGAGTACCTATGGCTCTGGAGTCCTTGAGCGTGCTGGGTTGTCTGAATATACAGGTAAGGATGGGTTACATGAAACTCGTTCTGAAACTGTAAGAGACATCTTTAAAGACCTAGACGACAATCGCAATGTTGTACGTACTGAAGTCCAAGGTAGTCAGCGCAATGTTCTAGATGACATATCTAACGCTGATGTAGGGTCCAGTGAACCTGTATACGCCCCACAACCTGAAGTCGATGTCTCACGTTGGGACAAACTGATGGATAGTGCTAAACAGTGGGTAGAACCTTACCTACAAGTACTGTGGGAAACGATGGATGAGTCTAAAGCGTTCATTGAAGGGATTTACGATTTCCTTATAGAACGTTTTGATGGCGATCCACCTGATGGATCAGGCGGCGGAACACCACCACCGGGCGGCTCCCCTTGGGATCGACCAACTTGGACTGGTCCTAGCGGTAGTTCTCCTTGGGACAGAGCGGTAGGTTCATTTAAATCGATGGTGACGTCGCCTTGGGATAGAGACGTTGGTCAACCACAACCTAACGTTGGTTTTAGTGAAAGTACCTATAATCCCAATAGCGAAGGTTCCATGGGTGAGAAATTAGGTACTATGGCTGGAAACCTATTCAGTAAAGCTAAAGATAAGACCGAAGGTCTACGTTCTAAGGCGTCTGAGTATGGAAACAGAGCTCTCGGTGAAGTAGAGAGTACTTACCGTCGCTATCGTAGTTCTGAATCAGTGTTAGACGAACTCAAAGGCGATGCAAGTCGATTAACCGACTCAGCCAAGGGAAAGTGGGATCAAGCAAGAGCCGACCTCTCAGAGCGTTATGAGGGATCTAAACTGCAAGGCTACGTTGGTAAGGCGCGTTCTAAGTTTGATGAAGTTTCGAGTGATGTCAATGAGTTTTTATTGGACAACGGTATCGACGTTGTTAAGTTAGCCGAAGATGGTGAAGCTTACATACAAGGACTTTATCAGGATGCACAAGCTAAAGGCCAACCGTACGTCGAGGAGTTAGAAAAACGGTTAGGTGCTTTGAGTGATTTCTCTTCCGAAGCATTGGAGATCTTGTCTGACAAAGATGCTCGTGGTGAGATATATCAAGATGCTAAGGATAAGGCTCTCGATAGTCTAAATACTGCTAAAGAAAACGCGGTTAATTTAAGCGAAAGCATCTACGATCACATGCAAACTGAAGAGGGTCGTCGTGAACTCGCTCGTCGAGCTGGTTTCGTTAAAGATGATCTCGTGAGTGGTATATCTGATCGTTTCGATGACATTAAAGGTCGTGTGGAAAGTTCGGATATATACACTAAGTTCAGTCCGAAGGTTGACGACTTATCGACTCGTTATGGTGATCTACGTAAGCGCGTAGAGCAATCGGAAACGTTCACTAAGTTCAAACCTAAACTGGACGAAGCTAAAGGTCGTTTTGATGATGCTAGAGCTTCCATGCAAGACTCATTTTCAGACCTTAAAGAGAATGCCGGTAGTAAGGTAGAGCAATTACGTTCTTACCTAACGGAGCATTTCGGTAACTCAAATGGTGAGGTGGATGAGGTCGTTGGTCAGTTAGACGATTCGGACATATCGCCAGATAAGGTAGATGAGCTTGCGGGTACTGCTCGGTTTAGAGCATCGTTTAATCGATTGCTGAATAATGCGAAGTCGCGTTTCTTTGGTGGTGGTGGCGACGAGCCTCCAACAGGTGAACTCCCACACCCTAGTGATAGTGAACCATCGTCAGGCGGTCGCTATAGTGCAACTGATGAACCATTTAGACCATGGTTGGATGAGCTGAAACAACATTTGGATGTTAAGACTGAAATGTTGATACGCGCCATAGCAGCTCAAGATAACCGAGGTGTATTGGGTAAGACCTTCGATACATTGCGTTCTGGTGCAGCTAGCGTAGGTAGTAACCTCATGGGTTATTATGGTAAAACGTTTAGCGGTATTGGTAGTCTATTCAAAGGCGCTGGACAAGGTGCGGGTAATCTACTTGGTGGGTTATTCAATAAAAGAGAGAAGCAATCGGGAAGTAGTACGGTTGCGGATATCTACCTTGAAGGTGTCGAAGAACCCATCATCCTAGCTAGAGACCTTAAGCGCGGGTTATATAGTGACCTCGAATCTGGTGATCCGATACATTCATTCGATGATATCGATGGTGCCGTTATAAATTCCGATGGGGATGTTGTAATTACATCCGAAGATGTAGAGCAGGGTAAGTTGTATGTCCTTTCAGGAAAAGAAACACGACCCATTGCTGATTTCTTAAAGGGTGGTGCATCATTACTTGGTAAAGGCGCTAAAGGTTTATTCGGTGGATATTGGAATGCTGCACGTTCTATTCAAAGCGGTATTTTTACTGCGGTGAAGAAAGTCGGTGGTTTCTTACCAGGCTTGTTATTTGGTAAGGAAAAAGAGAAGTCCGCTAAAGACGTTTACGTTAAAGGTGAGACAGAACCTAGACTCCGTGCAGTGATCATGAAAACCGGTGGTTATCTATCGGCTGAAACTGAGGAGCCCATTAGAACCATCCAAGATATCGATGGTGAGGTGTTAGATCTCGATGGCAATGTCGTGTTGTCGCATGAAGACATTAAGAAAGGTTTAGTTGACTCCAGAGGGAAACCGTTGGATCTATCAACTGGCAAAAGTAATGGTCTTGTTCAACATGCGATGAACCTAACCCGTAAGGGTCTAGATATGACAGTTGGGTTAACCAAAGGTGTCTTCAAGGCTAGTAAGAGCGTTGTTAAAGGTATCGGTGGTGCTGTAGGTGGATTATTCGGTGGAATGTTCGGCGGTAAACTGAAAGGTGAAAACGCTGAGAAACTACTGTCTGATTCAGAACAGCAAACTCAATTACTTACTGAAATCCGTGACCTGATTAACGAGCGCGTTAATCCGCCTGATAAGTTCTTCGATCAAGATGATGACGGACTACGCGATGGCGGTTGGCGTTCTAAACTTTACGGTGATAAATCGAAAGATGATGCCGAGGGTAAAGATGGTAAGGATAAAGGTGAGTTTGCCGATAAAGGAAATAGCATCCTAAGTAAGCTTGGTGGGTTATTTGGTCTTGGCGGCGGAGACGGTGGCGATGATGGTAACGATTATAGCTACGTCGATGTCGGTGGTGATGGCGATAATGATAAGGATCGCGATAAGAACCGCAATAACAAGAACAATAAGCCTAAGACTAAACTTGGTAAACTTTGGCAAGGTGTCAAGAACGTCGGTAGTAGAGTCGGTGGGGCATTGGGTCTAAATGCTATCGGTGGGGGTTTGAAAACCGCTGGTAGTTTCCTTTGGAATAATGTCATTCGCTCAGGTACCTCTTGGGCCATACGTGGTCTATGGGCATTGGGTACAGCAGCAGTATCCATCTTAGGTGCTCCTGTAGCACTTGCAGTCGGTGCAGCTGTTGCGATCGGTGCTGGAGCTTACTTCTTGTATAAGTGGGCAGATCAGGCCGATCTAGACGATGTCAACCGTGCTCGTTATACTCAATACGGTGCAGACCTAGAGAACGATGAGCATGTTGGTATGATGTACAAGCTGGAAAACTTTTTCCAAGACTACGTCGTCATGCCAAAAGACCAACCACCTAAACTTGAAGGTGTTGATCCTGAAGATCTGTTGGATGAAATCGACCTTGATCCTGAAGAGGATGAAGAGCAGATAGAGCGGTTCTACCAGTGGTTGAATGATCGCTTTAAGCCAGTCTATCTATCGTGGATTGCAGCAGGCCAACCTTACATGGAAGATTTCGATGTTGAGGATATGGAGGATCAGCTAGAGGTTAAAGAAAAGATCGAGGTGATGAAACGGTCGAAGTTCGAAGATGGACCAGATTCACCCTATCGTAAAATGACCTCACCATACAAGGAAGATAGTGGTGTCGTTGGCTTCTCACAAGTCGATAGAGTCTACAATGAAGTGATGGAGTTATTAGAGTCACAACTTGAAGATGAAGGCGAGGGTGAGTCAACGGATACGTCTACAGCCGAAGCTCAGACTGAGAAGACTGAGCATACCAAAGAAGAACTCATGGCAATGACGCCAGCCGAACGGTTGCGAGCATCCGCTAGTCGTCAGGATAATCCGCGAATAAAGCGTAAGATGTTAGACGCTGCAAATCGGTTGGAGAAACGTCAAGGTTCTAAAGGTACAACTTTAGCCGGTATGGCAATTGCCGCAAACGGTGAGGGTCCAATTGAGTTACAACTCCAAGAGGGTCAAGTAGCTGAATTACCAGACGCGAGTCTAGTGAATGATGCTGTTGGTAAAACTCGTATAGTTACATACGGCCTACAATCGACAGATGAAACTGAAAAGGTTCAACACTTACTAGAACTTGAACGTGTCGTCAAACCAATGATGCAAATATCAAATGGTAAGGCTACGTTTAAGGGGTCTCGTGTGAAGCTATTCAACGAATACGCTTCCATGTTTGGTCGTGATCCTGAGTCTGACAAAGATCGGACGATATGGACCGAATGGTTCACTAAACGATTCATACCCGTGTTAGCAACATACATGAGTAAGATGAGTGCTATGAAAGGCTCGTTTTATAGTCCTATGTCACTTAAAGGTCAAGGACCTTATGAAGTTGCTTCAAATATGCGTAGTGCGGTTAATGGTTCGCAGATGTCTGTATGGACAGTCTTTGCGCCACCATGGCCAGACTACAAGCTAAGTGATAACTCAGCGCAAGTAAGGGAGTTTTTAAATGAACTCTTAACGCGTAAAGATCAATCAAGTCAGGCTGATGTTCAGAAGAGTCGTCCAGACTTCGGTAAGGATGAAACAGAAGAGCTCGGTCGCTTGGGTGGTCAGAAGGCTGACGGTTATCAAACCGATGCAGCATTGTTTGCAGATTTCGAATCTCCTGGTTCTAAACCAAACGAACCTAACGATACTCAAGGGGACACCCAAAGGGTTGAGGGAGACCAAGAATCTGATGGTGGATTAGACCCTCGCGGCGCTGCCGATAGATTACGTGCGGCTGCTGAGAGACAAACTAATCCGCGTGCTAAACAGATGATGTTGCGTAAAGCTAATGAGTTAGAGCGCGGCGTATATGGTAGTCAATATGCTAAACCGACTGCGGTAGACGATGAGCGGGATGAGCGAGCTGCTGTAGCGAGACAGGTACTTGATCGAGACGCTAGACGTCAAGAACGTTCAGTAGCAGCTGCTGCTGCTCAGAACCAAGTACATAACACCAAGTTAACAGAGAACACCAATCGTATGGTATCAATCCTGAATCAAAGCGTTGGCGTTCAGAAAACTATGGTGGATCAACTGTCTCAGATAAGTAGTTACTTAAGAGATAGTACAGGTGCTGCTAAGAAGGATGAGTCTCAGTCGAAAGACAAAAAAGACAACAAACCTAAACAGCGGCAAAACACAACCGGTAACGGTGATGTTAAACCTGCCGTAAATATGAATCGTTGACGCTATTAGGGAGGGCCTGAGTGCCCTCCCGTTATTTTCTCTAATGGAGATCGTCATGCCAAGAATTACAGATTCGCAGTGGGTCAAGACAAGTTTTATGTTGCCTAAGTCTGCGACGACGATGGTTTCGGATCGCAGTGACACAACTGCTTTTAACAAATACACAGACACAACACTCGGTGGTAACTTTGCAATTAATCCACCACCACAATGGACTCGCTATGCTGACCTGAAAGTCGCTGGAGCATTTGCAGGTCGTGGATCGCAAGGTAGAGCATATAGCTACGGAATGGGTCGTAAATATAGTGAGATGATTGATGATCATAGTCAACTCATTCACATGCGTTTTGGAGTACCTCAGTATAACCCATTAACAAGATTCTTTGGTGGGGCATATTCATACGAGGCTGGTGTGTTATCCAGAACTGGTCGAGCGCCGGGTTTCTTTTATAAGCTTGGTAAGGTAGCTGGATTCGTGGTAACGCTACCATTGCAACCACTCTTACTCGCAGGTAAGATTTATAGCTTTATGGCGAATGAACCATCGAGTAAGTACTACTTTTCAAAACCAGCTATGCCGTTGTATTGGAACGCAGTAAATACCATCGCAAACGGTATTGGTGTTAACATGGGAATCATCCCACTTGTTCTATCGGATGCTAGCAATGCTGCTACATCGGAGATAACCACTTCCGATAAGAATGATGACGATAATGATTTTGTTTATAATACTCGCGATAAAATGGATGGTCCCGAGTATACAGCTGAAGACATTCGAGCATATCACGAGTTGCTTCCACACGTTTACCACGAGGGTGGTGGTGTTGATGTGTATGCGATTGCATCTAGACAACAGCGTGTTGCGGACGCCGCTAGAAAGCGTCAAGAGAAAGCCTACTCGTCGGTGAATACACTTGAAGAGCTCCGGGCTAGAATGAAGGAGTATCAAGAAAACCTATCTGATATGGATATTCCTAAAGGTGAATTCAACACAAGTTCAGAGACTGGCATCAATGCTTATTTAGCAGCGTGGAATAATCAAAAGTCGATGTCTGATCCCAAACCTACGGGTGAAGACGACGCTATAGATACCACAGAATCAGCACCTGTAGATGACCCCAGCATTTGGGATACGTTTGCTGAATTCGCAGCAGCAGAGATAAGAGATGGTGGTCAGTTTGTATCATTTCGTGTTAACCACACCGGGACTACAGGCGAATCGGTAAACAATAGTACTGGTGAGTCGGGTATATCTAGTATGGTTAACGGTACGTCTGCCGATGTAAGGAATAAGCGATTCAACTTAGCAGAAGGTAACCTAGGTGGTGGTTTTATCGGGGATATGTTAAAAAGCGCAATGTCTAGTGTGACTGATCTAATTGGTGGTGGACTAGATTCTATTGGCATGGGTGGTCTAATGGCCTTTGCTGGTAATGCGTTTGTGGACATTCCTGAGGTATGGCAAGATTCAAGTGTGGATCTACCTAAGAACGATTACACCATCGAACTTAGAACGCCTTATGGCAACAAGATGTCGATCTATCAGAACCTGATGGTTCCATTATCTATGTTGCTGGCAGGTGCATTACCTAAGTCAACGGGTAAACATTCTTACGACGCGCCATTCCTCGTTGAGATATACGACAAAGGTAAAGCTCAGACTCGATTGGGTATTATCGATTCAATCAGCATTACTCGTGGTGTAGGTAACTTAGGATGGACGAGAGATGAACGGCCTTTAGGTATTGATGTGTCGTTCTCTGTTGTGGATCTAAGTAGTATCATGCATATGCCAATCAACTCTTCACCGGGTATCTTCGATGAAGACAATGCATATACCGATTACTTAGCGGTGTTGGGTAGTCTATCTTTAGCAGATCAAGTGTGGGCGGGAAGTCGTCTGCGACTTAATCTTGCTAGAGAAAGAGCATCGTGGAGACGTTGGAGTAGTCCAGGTCATTACGCACAGTGGGTATCACAAACCATGCCGGGACAGTTAATATCCGCCTTGGCACGTGAAGCTGAGCGTGGTCAGTAAAGCAAAAATAAGTAGGAGGGCTAATGCCCTCCTACTTATGCTGTCATCGCAAAGTAATCGTGATATTGATTTATCAACGTTCTTTTATCAGTAGAACGATAAGACGATGCGATCATCACTTGAGTTCGATGATCGTCTGATGACATAAATACAGATTCCGCATCAGGACTACACCAAGTGTATGGTTCTATATCGCTCTGAGAAGCACCATATGCTCCTGAACTATTCCAACCACTGTCTATTCGATTAAGTGTAGTTAAGAGCTCAGGAAGCGCTTGAGAGGGCCTCAGTCCCTTAGGTATGACATAATAGCGTATGATATCGCGAAGTATATCGGGATAGCGCGATAAAACCATGTCTACACCGACAATATCTAACAGATGATTCATCATCTCTAGATTACCACTTTTAGCAACATCATTAGTCTTACCTAGAAATAGACGACGATTCTTCGGCGTACGTTCTATGTTGCTAGCAATTCGACCGAACGATTCAGGATCATTCATCTTTATTGCTTTATCAAACGTAGCCAGCTGTATTTGAGACTTAGAGGAATTATCTTCTACTTCTACAGATACTTCATCATCACCTGAAGATTGCAATAGTTTAGCGAAGCTTTTCGCATCGTCTAGAGATACTGCACTGAAAGCACGTTTAACGCCACCGATACTTAATGTTGAATCATCCTCTTCAACTTCAGAATCCCCACTTTGAGACTCTTCTTCATTTTTGAGGTTAGAGACAAGTCGTTCTTTATCTTCACTACTTAACTCATTGATCGATTGACCAAGCGCATTACTTAATCGACTCTGTAGTACACCCACATTAATCTGAGGTTCACCTGAACGGGTATCTACGAGCTTGAGTATATCACTAGCGCTACAACCCAATAAACGCATCCAAAGCGATACAGCGGCTGCTTGTCGTCCTGTAGGTATAGTGTTCCTACCAACGCCACTTCGGCCACCACACAACAATGCTGTCCAAAGACCATTCGTGCCGGGTATACCGCCTTCACCATTAGTGTCTGAGGCACCACTACCACCAGAACCACTACCACCAGATCCACCGAATAAACCACTGGAGCTTGCAACTTCACTAGCTGGAGTGTCGCACTCACAGTCTGTACCTTTAAGTTTTTCTAAAGCATCTGGAGATGGTGCACGATAACCATCGATTGCACTTAATTCGTCTTTGGGTCCAGTCTCAATAAACGTCGATAATACCTCGGAGATATTCTCTCCTGTATCTATCGCTTTTGATCCTTTTTCATTGATCTTAATCATAACACCAACCCATAATTTACTTTAACCATAGGATGAAGACAAAAAATAAAGGGGAGACCGAAGTCTCCCTCAATATTAGTCGATATTCGATAACTCGTTCAATGTTGTATCATACCAAGCGATGTTAGTACTAACATAAACGATATTACTATCTTGACCGCGCTTAGGAAAGTTAACCACATCATAACTGATAAATGGTAACGTGTTATTCTCTAACGCAGCTTTCAATTTAGGATCGTTCTCAATACTTCTACGAAGAACTTCCCGTGTTTTCTCTTCAGCACCCTGAACATAATTGTTGCTATAGGTACTAGCACGAATCATGTTAGAGTGGTGAATCTCTCGTAACGCATCACTACGGTTACAAGTATACCAACACCAAAATGCTGTAATACTTGCAAACTGTCCGTATTCAGGATCGGTAAATGGGCGGTGAGCGCCCATGTGGAGTAACCGTCCTAATTCAGTTTTTGCGCCAGGAGCTAGACGAATGTGTGTAACGCCATCCTCTTCGGGATTTGGTCGTTCAACATTATTAACGTTGAATTCAGTCATCGTTCTGTTCCCGTAATAAACTTGTAGCTGTGTCGTGTGGATTTACCATTGCGCCAAGTTAAGTTAATGTGATAGGTTGCTTTCATTACGCCTAGGACACTCAGTCCACGGCAGAAAGTTTCCCACGTATAAGAGTTCTTATCATTAATCAGCGACTTGTGCAGATTACCACGTTCGGTGCTTTTGTCGGGCGGGTTATCTTCTTTGCCCTTAAAATCCTTATCGATCTGACGGCGTAAAAGCTTATCCCAAATGCGATAACGATCAGCACCAACTCCTATCAAAAGATAACGGAACATTTGGCACAACTCATCACTTTGGTTTTGGCGATCCATCGAGATCTGCTTGGGTGGTTCATTAGGTAAGGTAAGTTTAGGGTCCCACTCTAAGTCTAACTCATAGTTGACCTTAACCGGATTGAGGATATCAATACCTTCCCTGAACTTCCGCCAGGTGATTCTTGGACGCGATAGGTTTCGATTAAAGTTACTTCGTTGACTTGAAAGCTTACTGCGGTCATTCGCGACACCGCTGATAGGCTTCTTCAAGTACTCCCGTAACATACGGTCCCATTGCATCGGACTAATATTCAAATCCAAAAGAATCATGCGGAATAGTTTCGCTGCCGTACTGACAGCTTGACTAACACCTTTATCGTCTAAGGATAATATTTGGTGCATGTCTTTTGACATCATTGACTCCTAAGTTAAGTGCGATGAGGGCGTCCATTGCATCGATAAGATCTTGAATGATATATCGAGTGGCATCCTCATAATACACATACAGTGGCGGCTTCTTAGATTTTACATGTTCTAACGCTACCACCAAAGCCTCGAGTTCATTGAGTAATAATCGTGAGGCTTCTATTTCATCATACAAGAAATCTTCTTCATCGACTAGCCAGGAATCCAGTCTCAGTTTTCTTCTTGCATTGAGTTTTATGTTGAAATCAAGTTCATGGACTTGGATCTCTATAAGTTCTCTTACTCTTGTTATTGTCGATAAAAACTCCCCCAAATTGTTTGTTTTAACATTGACGCTATAGCCTATTCTGTCGCGATACCCTGCCTTATTAAATGACATTGTACGCATTAGCCTGCGATAACGTTTAAGCATCGGTAAGATACTTACACTGGGCTCCGTATTGTTATTCACAATGGATTTATAGAGCCATCTCCATATTAATCGTTTTAGCATTAACTAACCTGCGCACTTAGTTTAGCTGAGAGGACAATAGTTCACTCTCATGATATATTTTTAAATTATTCTGGAGAACAGAAATATGTCTGACGACAAAGAAGTACAGGAAGGAGTTGTTCTCCGTGGATATAGCGAAGAAGAGCTAAGTCCTGAGAAACTCCTCAACCACAGTCAAAACATCCGCCGTCAAGTCACTGCTGAAATGACCAGAAATGGTATCCCAACAAGTGAAGATGACCTTAAGCTATTAATGGGTGTTCTACGAGATATGGACCACACGTCGATACAATCTCAGAAAGTCGATGTGGATCGTGACGGTATTGAGAACGATCGTGCCGCACAAGAAATCGTGAAGAAACTATCGATGGTCAATCCATATGGCTTACGTGTAGAACCAGGTCAAGAAGTCGATCGTATTCCTGAACCTGACCCAAGTGAAATCCCCAGTCTCACTTTCAGTGAAGAAGAGAAAGAACAGGGACTCAGTAATTCTCGTTCTAAGGACTTCCTTGAAGAAATGGAAGGTCCTAGTGAAGACAACGAATAGTTTAACTATACCATGCTGTTAAACTTGTAAAATTTTACAGACGTCATAGGTGGGGCAAATGCCCCACCTATTTATTTTTGACTCATAACTCAACGACGCTAAATTTACTTACGTCTACAAACCGAACGATTAAGTATTCTGCTAAAGCCATTTCAGTAGCAGAGAACGGATCGTTGGTATTTAACTCACCAAAATCCAACTCGTCTTCAGTCGGTACCCTACCTTGGAATAAAGCGGGTACGATAAACGATACGCGGGGCATTGGGTTGTGTTTAAGTGCATTACCATGCTTTTCTAGCCACGCATTAAAGTCATACATGATGACCGCATCGTAGTGGTTAGAAATATAATCGGGCATGAGTCCGATAAGTGGTATATTAACAGCACTTATCTTAGCTATGTCACCAGTCATATATCGAATCGTGTTGACGATCTCTCTTTGTACCTCTTCTGAGAAATCATAAGGATACATATTCACATCAACAGTCACTTGATCGATAAATGGGACTTCTTTAGCCGCATCTCTCAATTCCATGACCATGTGACACACAGTCGGAACGATGTTACTACATTTAGATAATTCTAAAGTGGTTTGATCTCTTGATTCATAGAGGCGTTTAAACTCTTCGTTATCGATAGTTTCATCGAGTTGAGAAAAGTCATCGATTTGTCGCTGCCGATAGCCTTTGGCTATGAGTCCGGCAGCTTTTTCTTCATCCATTTTGATGAGGGTACCAAATCGAGTATCCAACAATGAATCCAAAGATACGTAGAGTGATTGCTTCATATCAGAGGATCGCTATACAGTAGATAAAAGAACCAAGGTGTCTCAATGGCAGCTGACACAACCTGCTTAGAGTTATTGATGTGGTTACCACCAGTTAAATCAAAGTATGGCAGTAAGTGAACGCGTTGTTGTAACCAGAAGTAGGTTTGTTGTTGGTCAAGCTCGTCCGATTCCTTTAACATGTTAAATAAAGAAACCCCAGCATTATTCAAACAACTTATCGTCTTAGGACAACACTCATTCATCAATGAATTTAGTTTCTCTTGTATTCCCGATGGGTGACCCATTCTAACTCGACGTAAAGCTTCCACGTTTTTGTGAACATTCAAATCGTCAGTAGGAAAACAAGCTAACTGTATTCTAGCGATTGTATCAATTCTATCCATCATGACTCACCTTCCCCCACTTGACCGTTTAACACGCCAGTCTCTACTAAGTCAGCATAGATTTCATGCCAGCTTAACTGTAATGTTACTAGGTATGTGAACCAAGGGTTGTTGATGAGGATGTCTTTAAATTCATCCAGTCTAGCCAATCTATCAACAGTATCATCATCGACACAAACGGCAGCCATAGACTTGTCGACGCCAGACCGCTGTTGACTATATGCTTCGGCTAAGAATGTACACCACGTATTCCAAGAGTTACCATTAGGTATTGATCGAATGCGCCAAGTAATGGCTGATTGCATCAACCATCCCCCAAGACCACTTTCGTCTTCAGCTCGAATGCTATCCCAAAGGTCGATAACGTCTTCTTTCGTTGAGAGGTAGATAATGCCTGCATCAGCAATGACGTTCATGACAGCTGTTACGATGCGATCATTGAGAACCCTGGGTAAGTCTTTCTCAGTAGGCTTTACCATATTCTCAGCTAAGAATATTTCCTTAGCTTCAGAAATGATGAGGTCTACACCTTCTCTGTTTGAATTAAACATAATCCCCTTCCTGCGTTTTTATAAGTTATTATTTAAATGGGCAGCTTTAAGTAAGATACTTAATGTCTCCGCCGCTTTAGTTCTAAACTCTGGAGAATCTACTGCATCCATACTTGGAATGCCAGTACTGAGAGCATCAGCATTAAGTGCCTTATACGCTTGCTCATCACCACCACGAAACTTAAAGAGTTCTTTAATGGTCGACTCCAACCCTTGAGAATATAGCACTTGAAGTTCAGGAAACGATACCTTACTACCTTTCGAGTCGCTGGTGGGTTGTCCAGTCATCTCATCGATAGCTTTATTGTGTTTAGGTATTCGTATCTTCTTCTCAAGATGCTGCTGTAGACGACGTAGTGGTAAGTCCACCACGAGGTACTTATCAGGCGTGAGGTGCGTTACACCAGTACTCGGGTCGGTGATCCATATCTGTTCGAAGAAGTCGTGGCCTAACTCATCGGCTATTTCTAAGTTACGATCGACACTCAAACGTTCCTTTGTTAGGTTAGGTAGGATATATGGTAGTGAATCATCACCATCCCGCAAAGCAACCATGAATTCATCAAACTGCTTATCGGTTAGGTTACCCAACATCTTTTCGGTTTCTTTTACGCTTGCAGTCTTACCTGCAAACTTACTAAGAAGCTTAACGGCTAACTTCGTCGCTTCTTCTCTTGCTTTGTTCATTGGATTACTCCACGGCGTACAGATTGAAAATGTGCAAATCTCTCAGTCTATTTGTCGCCACACAAAAAATAAAAGGGAACTATGTCCCTTCAAATAATTCAAACGTTGGCTGTTCGTCAGCATCAAACATAACAACTAAAACCTCAAGACCTCGTTTGTTAGCCTCATCGATCATTTGTTTGGTGCCTTTGCTTTTACCATCCCAGAAAGCGACTAACCCAGTAGCTATCTCCGCCATTTCTATATTGCGAAGCATACCTGCCGCATTACCATACTTCTTCCAGTTGGCTTTCTTTTCCACATAGTCAAACTTATGGTCCCAACGACAGAAATGATAAATCATATCGTCAGGACCATCTAATGCCCTACCTGTTATAAATACATCGATGTTGTAGTTGATCTTTTTAAGTACATCAATGATGACTTCTCTAAAGTATTTATAATCGGTAAACGTTCGACTACCAGCAACGATTATGCGATGGCCGTCTGCCATGACCCATTAGGAATCGGTTGACTGACTACGGTATCCATCAAGTAGTTTTCGAAGTTCTGTAGCCAAATATCCGCAGACACGGTATCGACTATCTTACTTCGAAGATTGATGGTATCGTCATTTAACATACCGAGTTGGATACGCCAGAAGTTAGACATTTCAACGATCTGTTGCTCCACACTAGGTAATTGACCTGATGCCCAATTGGGGTGGGCTTCTACGAACATATGTTTCCATAACTCAGCTCGGTCAACAGAGCGCACCTTGATGCGCTCATAGAGTTCCGCCGCGAGGTCACGATTCGGAAGATTCATTTTTACTGCCTCCAGAAACTGCTTTACTGGTATCTATTTTACTTTTATCATACCAGAAGGGAATGTATTCCCCATTATACATGTTAATGAGATCCATTGTAGATAATGGATTTACTGGATGTGTGTAATGATCAAACGTCCAGTAACCACGGGTATCTAACAGTAGATCCCAATCATAGCCCATATCCTTAAGACGCTCATATAAGTCTTGAGGATCGACACGCTGGTGTTCAGGCATGTCTGGCCAATAATCCTGCATCTGAGCCATCTCAGACGTGATTTCTAGCGCACGACGCAACTTAGGATCGGTATCGATCATATCACGTAACTGAGTACGTTTAAGTAACTCATCCGGATAGATGGCTAAGCGCCAGCTTTTATGTACGCCCTCAGGTCCAACTAAACCAAACTTATCTTTACGAGACTTAAGATAGTGATACTCACTTAAGCTAGGTAATAGACCTTCAGTCTGACTGATGATGAGGTTCAGTGTCTGTCCTGTCTGACCGTGTTTGTTACGAACGTTAGTTAACACCAACTCTTGTAAGTCAGTATCGCCTTTATGTTCATTATAGCCAGACAATGGATACTCAGCGGCTTTAGTCGATTGGTTAATCAACGGAGTCGCACTACTGACATACCAGCACACAGAACTTAAGAAAGTAAATTTCTCAGGCACGTTCTTGAATTTAACGCCATTTTTCATGAACTGAAGCTTCTTGACCTTAGGTGCGTATGGGTCAAGTTGGAATTCATCACCAACGTGTGCAGTAGCGATGAGTGTCAAACCACCTTGCGACGTTACCTGCGGTACCTGCATTACCATGCGTGTTTTAATAGCGCCACCACGCAACGCGTCGGTATTCGCTGCACTATCATCGATTTGGTTTTTATCGTAAATACCTGAGATAGCATCGGTTTCTAATTGGCTCATCGAGTCCAATAGATGAATATCAGGTGGGAATGCTTTAATCGGTTGATTATCTTTATTTACAAAAGGCGTGTCGATCTTTTCTTTCTTAGCATTCTTAGCACGCTCTTTAGAAATGTCACGAATGATAGACCACCACTCGTTACCACTGTGTTCTGCCGCAGACGTTAATGAGATGCGACCACTATCTACAGCTTCATTGTAATCTAAATCCCAACGCGATGAGATATCTTCAATGCGATCCCAAGAGAAGGTAATCTCAGTATCGTAAACGGTCAACTTAGAGCGACTGTATCGATCAAGCACGATGATTGATTGAGACAACGATAGTGCCGTCTTAAAAGTGTTACCACGACCACCAACGCCAATGAAGTTACTGAATCCACCATTCAGGATCATATCGCCATGTGCGCCCTTATGATAGCGCCCAGCTGGAATGTCTAAAAGAGACCCAATGCAAGGACGTGGACGTAATTGCGGAGCTAAATTAAAACCTGACATTAGAGGTTCTCCTAATAATTATTTTGTACAAATGGTTACTGTCAGATGATAGCGCTGAGCAGTCTTTTTTAACGCGATTATGCTAAGTCCCTTTAATTCTATGAACAAACATACGTTATACCGTTTTTAAATCGGAGTTACTTACATATGCAGCCTGCAAAACTATCACTAGAAGACATCGGCAACGAAGCATTAACACTTTCGCAGGAAGCCATGAGCTTCACCGCCGATATTGATAACGTCCGCCAGAAGTTACCTAACTTCTTTAAAGATGTGACCAACTTTGTAGAAGATAAACTAAATGCATTGCGCCAACGTGAGAGTGCAGTTGACCGTGGTTTATTCTACAAAGCAAAAGATGCTAACGATTACATGAAACTTCGAAATAAGAAGGTTCCTGTTCCAGCTGGTCTCAATACAACTTACTTGAAACATCTCGATACGCTTGAACGCAATCAAGAATTTGCCGATACGCTGATGGCAGAGGTATTGATACCCACCGAGAAGTTCTTAGGTGGACTACTCGATAAGCCAGATAACATGAAGTCTCAAATTGAGTCAACGTTGATATCTGAGATTGCCCGTCGCGACATTGAAGATGCTAAATCTGAAATGCATGATGACTTCTCTAAAGATCAAGCACAACAACGTCCATACGGCGATGTCGTTAAGCGTCAGGGTGATTGGGATGAATTATACAAGCGCATGGATGCTCTTGAGAAACGCATCGAGAATAATGATCCTATCAATACCGTTGATATGGTAACCACCATCAGCGAATATCTGGATGTCATTATCGAGCGTTTAGAAGAAGACCCTGAGACGTATAACATGTCCGGCGTTACAATCTCCTCATTAACCAAGTTAACCTACTTGATTGCCACTGAAGTTGAATTCATGTCGGTACATACGTTCATGTACAAAGAATTGAAGACTTCTGTTGAAGAAGCGGCTAAGGTAGTTAGCTAAGACAAAATAAATAAGTGGGAGGCTGATGCCTCCCACTTATGACGGTTAGAACACATTTCTCATTATAGTCTCCTAAGTTGCACTGCGATAAACCAGCACATCTTTAAGCAAACGGCGCTCAATGATGGTGTTGATGTCGTCACGCATGATCTTAGGATGATACCTCAGATACCACGGAAGCTGTTTTAGTACTGCTTCGACCATCTTACCAGACGGTTCTCTACTTAACCGCTTCAAATCTTCGATATCCAACTTACCCCAGATACGGTTATGAATATACATTGGGAATATCAGAGCACGCTCTTCACGCTCAATTAACTGCAATAGTCGATTGACATGATGAACGTACTCCTTCATCCCTTCTGAATTCAACGTGTCTGGATCAAGCCTATCAAAATGCGCAAAAAGAGAAGCACTCACCATCAACCGCCGCCCTTTAGCAGGTACGATGAATGATAAGATAACGATGGGTATTTGCCCGATGAAATGAAGTATCGGACACACCGTCTTCCTCAAAGCATTTTTTAGGGGTTTCATTGAATTACCTCAAAAGAGATATTATTAATCGATTAATAACCTAAGGTTCGAATAGAAAGACGAGAAGATTCCTACATCTTCGTTACATTCAACGACTGTAGCAAATCTAAATGCCTTATCTGATTCCTTCCAAGTAATCACCTTAACCGATGGGAGGTCAGGGGCGAGAGCTGCCAAGGTGTTCCTGTCTGGCAGATCCATACCTAAAAGTAACCTCACATCAATACTATCCGTCTTACCTGCGACGTTATAGTCGGCCTTTACATCGAGATAACGCGTTGAAACCGATAGGTCTTTCTTGATCTTACACTTGACCTTACCCTTCTTCTCTTCTTTATCGAAGATTTCATCGGTGATATCCGTCACTGTCACAGTGCGACCAGTTAGGTAGTCATCTAACAATGCTTCCATGGTATTCATCGCTTCTAACATGCGGAATGCCAATCGAGCTGGTCGTTGTTCTGTAGTGATGGTAGCCCCAGCATGGTTCTTAGAATCTAACTTACCATTCTCACACTCGATAAGTGCTGAACCATATTGGTCGATAGAAGAATAATTCTCAGGCGTTGTAATGTTTGATAAACGACCGATTACGACTTGATTGTCGATAACAGCATTAGCATCAATCACTTCACGCACTTTTGCAAGTACTGGGTCTGGAGTTTTCAAGTATACGACAGAATAGCTTGCGTCAGACATTGGTTTGCCGAGCAAGTCATCTTTAGGACCATGTGAACCTAAATGATAGACGAAACGTCCATCGCGAGTCTCCATCTTGTCCGCATTACCCGCAAGGAAGTACCAGTTAGCTTTTGATAGTAAGCGATTGTAGTCAACCTTGTTATTCCAGTAGCCCTTAGCTTCAGAGACCTTAAAGATCTTATCACTTAACCCTTTACGAGCCATGATAACGGCGGCACTCGCTAACATATCAGCCATGGTGTTACCTAAATCACCACTATGTCCACGAACCTTATCGATCTTAAGTTTGATGCCACTAGCTTCCAGTCGGTCTCTAACAGATAACAAACTTAACCACTCGTTCTTGTTTTGAACTTCTTCGCCATCAGGCTTACGCCAATCGCGTTTAATCCAACCGGGTACCCACTCAGTAAGACCCTTTAAAACATAGTTACTATCGGTTAAGACTAGTAGCTTTTCCACGTCCTGCTGCATGGCCGTTTCCATCGCTTGTTTAACGCCTTCCATCTCAGTGATGTTATTGGTCGTTATCTCTTCAAACGGGCAAGCACAATCAATGTAGTTGTGGACGGTGACAGCATTGTCTTTTGCACCAACAACGTAACCTTCTTTAGTTGGCACGGCTTTAGCGCCAGCACCCTGTTTTGGCTTTTCATCAGTATAAAGGTAGCCATGGAAACCATATCCGCCATGTCCACGTGATGGTTTACAACCACCATCGGTATACATGACCAGACTGAGTTTCTCAGGCGGTTTCACCTCTTCTACTTCCTTTTCTTTTTTGCTCATTTAGTTTCCTCCAAACAAAATAATAAATGGGCAGGCTAGACCCAATAGATGAGTCCAACCTGTCCAAATTTAATTATTGACATTACATGCTTCAGAATAGCGATCGTATGCTGTTCTTATTCGAGCTATTACCCTATCAGAATGCTCACCGAGTTTAACCACATACTCCACTAACGCTTGGCTGAATTCATCATCGCTAGCACTATTGGCTATTTCTGGCATAGGTGGTGAGGGTGGTATCCTAGGTAACTCAAATTTCCCACAGACCGGGGTAGATGTAGTATCTTCCACCACATCCTGTCTTTGCTCTTCAAGTTCTCTAATCCTCTCTATCAACGTGGTTATTTGTCGGTTGAGATCTTTAGATGCAGGTAGTGGTTTTTTTGCAGTGGGTTCTGTCGGCGTATTTATGCTACTATCCATGATAATGGTACAGGAGTTCAAGGAGAGTACAAATGCGATCGATAGGATACATCGTCTAATCAACATTTCTATTCTCCTCTAACTCCTTCAGTCTCTCGTAGATGTCTCGAGAGCTTGCTCCCTTTTCTATTTGACTTTTGAGTAGACTGATTTTATCTTTGAGAGATTGTATCTCTCTTCTGAGTTGATTGTTTAACTCACTCTCAGCGTCGAGTTCAGCTTCACTACTTTCAAGTTGCTGCTCTAACTCTGCGATTTCATTGACGTGATCTTTCATTTGATCTTCCAAGAAATCCAACCACACTTTATTTGGACTATCAGCGACCACTTCATTTTTATCACTTGTAGATTCTTCATCTCTCCCCCAAGGGGGGTTGAAGACAACAATCTTATTAGTGAATAAAAACAAGTTGAGCGCAACAATCAATGTGATGATAGTCAGTGTTCTATTTTTGGCGATCTTATCCTTATCGGTTTCACCCGGTAAGAATATCTCCGCGAAGAATGGCCGTAGTGTGTTAAATAGCTTAACAAATTTTACGAAAAACATACCTTCTATCTTATCTAATCGCCCCACGACGTTAATCATGTTATGACGAGCGTAAAAAGTTTCTTACCCACTTACTATGTCTCTGTAATGATTTTGTAAGTTAGGAAATATCATAGAATTACACTGTAGGAGTTAACACATGTACATGCTTAAAGGGTTCATGACAATCCAAGCGCTCGCAGATAACGCCCCAGGGCAAATTGCAACGCTCGGTGAATTGTCTACCCACGCTAAAACCTACTCGCGTGAATTGGGATATTACAATAACTCACAGTACCCCGATGTCGACTTTGTTAGCTTCCACAGCGTCGACACGAACGGTCTTGATGTTGTCGTACCCTCTACACATTCTGACGTTCTTTTACATCTTGGTCAATGGATGTATGAGAATTCAGTCAATGGTATCTTGATCGGTGAACCTGATGACTTCGTAACGAAAGTACTCAATGAATTCTCTGAACAGATATCTGATCTAACTACAGGTCGTATGTTAGAAAATTCTCAAGGTAATTTCTTACCTGAGTATATCCAATTTAAAGTCAGAAATCAAGACGATAACTACATCAAGATTTGGTTCTCTGACGATTCATTCCGTCGTCAATACGACGAGTATGAGATATTGGTTGTTCCACCTGTTGAGAATGTGGATGACTTATTTAAGACGCCTCAAGAAGTTAAGGCGCTTTTAGATGAGATGGATGATTCTAAGCGGATGCTTCGTATCGAGCAAACCCGTGAACAGAATCCCGATACCCATACACGTGTCGATATGTATACATGGCATAATCCATTGCAGATGGAGTATGAGCTATCTACACCGTGGACTGTTATCATTTATGGTGCTGCTGGTAATACGCTTGACCGTATCCGTCGTGCTACTGTAGAGTGGGTTCTTGAAAATAGCGCCTACCCTGAAGATGAGTGGGAGAAATTCATTCCCGACCTATTCAAGGTTACGGAGTTTTTGATTACTCCACTTTGGGATGAATACAGTATTCCTAATGAAACGCTTACAGCTGGATTAAACAGTCCTATCATTGACTACAACATTATCTTGGAGAAAGCGCGCGCTACAGCAACGCAATATCCAGACGTGCATGTAGATCAATACACACAGGTATCGGTAGCCAACTATAAGTCACTCGGGTTTATCGTGGTGGGTGGTACTGAGAACCGCGATGGTATCTACACATTCAAAGCACAGTTCCCAGACTACATCGTCATCCCAACCTCTTCAAATGAGTTTGGTCGAATGAGCCCCATTACGCAAGAGTGGGTGATGAAGTTCTCAGAAATGCTTAAGATCGCTGAGACTATGGATACATTCAGTGACGTGCCGTTGGGTTATACTCGAGTCATTCGGGATAACGTGATGTATGTGGCTATGATGCACGATCAGGTGCAATATCTTGTGGTTTCTCAGAAATCGTACAATGAGATCTTTGACGTTCCGATTGAGACATAATGAAGGATAGTTGATATGGCAGTTAAAATGACACCCACTGTCGGTGCACGCGGTACTTACCAAGTTAAGACACCGTTTAGCGTTACCGATGGTAAGGTCTATGTTTGTGAAGCTGTCCGTTCATTTGACGATCTTTATCAGAAGAACATAGATGTCTATAGTCAGTACTACGAACCTAAAGGCATCTCACGCGAAACGTTTACTCAAGATAAGGAAGCGAAGGCGAATATCGTAACTCTAGTTATCGATGATCCTTCTCAAAACAGAGAAGTCATTTATATACCAGATACGTATATCCTATCGTTTCCTTCATTGGGGGGTGTTCGCTACAATCGTGTGGTATTGTCGGTTGATTTTGCTCTACTGCCAGAGAGCATCGACTTGGATGATGTTAAAGTGCGGTTGGGTACGGTAGGTTCTGAAGTGTTGGGTAAGGTACCGGATGTTAACCTACATCTTGCACCGTATTCTGGAAACATTACAGAGTCTGAACATGAGGCGCTGGAAGCATCTCGTCTTGACAACATAACGTATCAAGATACCGATCACGCTAAGTACCTCAAAGAACGTCAGAAGAACCAAGAGCTTTATGAAAGGATTAAGACGTTAGAGAAGATATTGATCGATAACAACTTGATCTAACAAAAAATAAAGACAGCATACATGGGAGGCGCTTGCCTCCCATGTATTTATTTTCGCTTTACGGACTACGCTTGTTTCTTGTTGAACTGTCGCTTGTTACGTTGTTGGCGTGGTGTAGTTGCTTTCTGTGCGCTAGGCTTACGCATAGCTTTAACAGTCGCGGGCATCAGCTTACGAACACCATCCACTTGAAACGGTTTAAAACGATAAGCTTTAAATTGCATCATCCACTGATGAAACTCATCGTCAGATGGTTTCTCAGGAAATGCATCTTCAAACGCTTCCCAGTTATTGAGTAAGAACTCTTGAACTTTCTTAATACGACCAACGGGGTCACGTTTAGTAGCACCAATGAAATTGATCAAGGTTCCCAGTGGATAGTCTTTATCCAAATTGAGATCTTTCAACTTCAATGCACGACCCTTATCTAACAATCGCGTTGATTGAGTGGACTTAGGTCGGATCTTCAACTGACCAAAATTCTCATCCAGTTTACTGGGTACGAATACAAACTCCCAACTACCACCATCAACCGTCAATAGCTTTTCATACTCAGCACGAGTATAGGGCCCTAATAGACCAGCTTCTTCTACAGCCAGCTTATCCAAAAGCTTTGGTGATACGTTTTCCGTTGTAAGGCGAGTCTGTTGCATGATAGCTCCTCGTTTTTAATTTTTTATTTGCTACGCTTAACAGCATCGAAGATAGAATCTACGATAGCGCGTTGCTCTTCAGTGACAGTTACGTCGTAAGATACATTGATAGCATCGACATACTTAAAAGGTAGTGCGGGAGAATCCACCTTTTCATGTGGTACTTCAAGATCGATCTTAACCCAAGGATAGAATGAACCGTCTTCCATTAAGAACGCGTCCACTTCCCAGATAAGTTCTTTCTCTGTTGGTTCTCCCTTCTCATCCATTACCTCAACCATAACACCCGATGGTACAAGATAGCGCGTCTTGTGTAAAGCTCTATCGGCGAGGTTAGAGATAACTTCGTGCATTTCTGCGGTGGAGTCAAGCGTCGTCTCTACCGAACCTGCACCATCCTTACGATATGACTTAATCGTTAGCTCATAACGCTCACCATGATTGATTTCACGAGAACGTTCTGTACCTAATGGTTTACCGTCAGGATCTTTCAGTCGATATTCCCATTGAACGTGATGCTCTGTAAGAATCGACTTTTCAAATTGCGAGAAGTCATCGATCTTGATAAACCAAACCTTCTCAATCTCATCCTCTTGCGATGATTCAGTTGACATAGCGGCTTGGTTTGCTCTGAAGTAATGATCGAATATGTTCTCGACCTGTGAACCGAAATCGTCTTTTGTTTCATTCGATTCATTAAACATAGATGGTCTTAACATTTAAAATCCTTAGCACTTACAAGTAAGTGTGTGTTTGTCCATACTAAAGTGCTAAACAGTCAAAAAAATTATGGGGTGCAGAACACCCCACTATTTGCTTATGCGTGAAGAACTGGATCTTCACGCAGGTCACCAGGACCATCGATAGCGATTTTACCACCAGTAACATACTGGAACCATTGTCCACCTTTACACATGACACCCACGCCATTTAAATCGATATTAATGATGGGCTCATCTTTCGGTATTGGCTCGGCAATGACGATCTGTGCTGGAGCATCTGGATTGTTTGAGAAGAAAGTAGTTACGTTAGACATAGTGTTTTTCCTTTTTGTATTTTTAATTAGAAGTTTTTAATTTAAATTATTCGATTATAAAGACAGTGGCTTTAAGCTTTTGATTTTCTCTTCACTCACACGCGTGGTAAATTCAGAGATCTGAGACATGACGCCACCACATTTAACGGCAAACCCATTTACTAATTTCCCATTAGATGGATCAGCGTCAAAGAAGCGAACAGCAAACATATCTTCTTCAAAGCCCTCAAGCTTACCTTTAAGTTTTAACTTATCGACAACAACCTTAGCTGCATTACTTGCAGTGGAAGGAGTCTTGATTTCACGATTAAACGTCAACTTGATAGAAAATTCAACAAGTTCTTCCGTTTCACCTTGAACTAAACTGATTGCTGTGTAGTAGGTTTTTCTTTTCCAACCATACATGAACCAGTTATATGCAGCTTTTAGTGGGCTACTGTTTTCTACCAATTCGATTACATTATTCATATTACATCCCCTTTGATGTTTCTATATGCAAACTCACATCTACAATATAGGTCTATGAATTTTTTAAATCGACTTTTGGTTACCGGATTCTACGTACTCATCCCACGTAAACTTACCCACAATCTTCTCTCTACCTTCCCACACAACTACACCATCGAATGCTTTCACTCTCGCACTCACGCCTAGATGTAGATATATCTCCCAACCTAACATTCTAACGTTGATGCGCCTGAAGTGATCTTTATTTAAACCATCGATAGTCGTTTCGTTTAGATCGAGGTTTAGGGTCGTGATGACCCTATCCTCTTTTACTGCCATCAGGCGGTAGGTTTTTACGCTACCTCTTTTGTGTCTTGACATTGTTCGTTGATCTCCGCATTTTCATTATGGTTGATCGGAACTGAGATGTTCGCTGGATTCAACACTAAGAAGTTAGCGTTAGTAAATGCACCATGACCTGCCGCGAAGTGACTAATCATAAATAGTTGACTATGTCGATTAGAATCAATCAACAATTTAACATAGTTCATGATGTTTGTCATATGCTGCTCATCTTGAGCACGACCCACCTCATCTAAGAATAAGGGATAGTCTTCAAAGTCCATATACAACATAGCAATCAATTGAAACGCAAAGTTGATTACTTCTTGTTGACCTTCAGAACCCTCACTTACATCCTTGGCATCTGTACCACCTGTTGACTCGGCAATCAACGGAAACTTAAAGTCCAAGTCGTTGGATTCGATACCACAAGGTTGTATCTCGATCCGGTAGGTATAGATCTGGGACAAGATATCATTCATCTGCATGACGACTGCATTGATAAACGTAGTCAACTGCTTAGCGATGATGCCATCAGTGGGCGACAGCGCACGACACAAAAGCTTGTGATCAAGATAGCTTTGCTCCACTGTCTGTAATGACTTAGTTAAATCATCAATGATGTTAGAAACCGATTGACGTTCATTCAACTTCCGTCTATTAACAGCAAGTAGTCCTTGGTGTTCATCGATTAAGTTCGATATGACATCATTACGTTGTGCGTTGTAAACGATATCTAACTGATCCATGAAGTGTGAGTGTAGACTGTTGAGTCGCTCGTATAACTTCATCCGATGTTTTGCTTGAACCAAAGCACGATCATAACGATCTTTCTTCTCACGGATTTTAGCTATATTAGCGTTTGTCTCCTCGACATTCTTTTCAATAGACCGTAAGCTACCCTCAATATGGCCAGCCTCACCATCACCCAACATCTCCGCTTTTTGCAATGCACTATGTAAAAGCTTTGAGTTGTTCTGCAATGACCATAGATCGTTGTGTATATACAAGTCATCCATCCATACGTCGATCTTAGGTATGTGTTGTGACGGCTGATGTATGATACGATCCTTATCGAGTAACCAATCGAATAAGTTACTAGCCTCAGGATAGCTGTGTGCAATACCCCGAAGTCTATTAAACATGGTGACGTAAGAATCGTAAGACTCTCGATATTCTCGAAGCTCACTCAACTTCTGCTTAATTTCACCTTCACGATTAGCAAGCGAAACAACTTCTTCTTCAAGTTGTCTTAGCTCATGCTCCGACACACCTGGCTTCCAACGATATCCACAATCTGGACATTCGATGTTTTTAGCATCTTTGATGTGTTGGATGTGCTCTTCATTACGGCGTATCTTAGACAGAACATGACTTTGTTCACGAGTAAGGTTGTCGATGGCGTCTAGAGCGTTCTGTCCGCGCTCACGAGAGTATTTAAGGTTTGAGTTGTCCGGTAGGGCACCTAACGTATCGACAAGCTGAGATTTGATCTCCTGAGCTTTAGCGATGAGGTTACTCACATCACCTTTAAACTCAAATTCTTTGATCTTAGACTTACGTTGTTCGATTTCTTTTTCGATACTAGAAAGTCTTTCCTTCAACTCATCGACAGATGTCGTACCGACCTCACTCATCTCACCGACAAGACGAGTCATTCGTTCATGTTCTTCTGAGTAGTGACTGAGTATTTGTTGTTGTGCCGACAACTCACTTGATAATTTCTGACAAGCCACACTTAAAGACTCGAGGTTCTCGAAGTGTTCTTCACTAGGTTGCCTAAATGGCGCTTCCAATATTTCAGTAGATATTGAGTTAATAGAATCTAACGACTCATTCAATACTCTTTCAGCCTCAACGGCTTTGGGTAAATCCACACGACGATGCTCCATTAACAACGTTAGTTCTTTTTGAAGCTTATCAACTTTCTTTTCTAACTCGTCATCTTCCATCGATAGAAGTAAGTCGGTCTCAGATGCAATGCGATTCTTTAAATGTTTCACAGCACCTTGCTCATCGCGAGTTTTTGATGCTAATCGTTTGAAGATATCGAAAGCATAAGTCAAGTCATTATTAGACATACGCGTGAAGAACTCACGACGTTTAGACGCTGTCATCTGCGTGAACTTTAGCTTACCGCAGATTAACTGAAAGAGCTCGTCTGTGATGTTAAAGTGTTCTTTAACTAAGTCGCGTTGTACGGTTATGGTCCCACCCTCATTAAGTTCGTTTTTATCGACTTTAAATGAGTGATGGTTCTTCCCATCGAAGTTTGATATGAGAACATACTCTTTACCGTGGTGGTGGATGACGATCCGTTTAAAACCACCTTTACTGTATTGTTTTGGTTGAGCAGGTAATGGCGATAGTTCATTAAGCAACGAACTCTTACCGCTACCATTAGAACCAAGTATGACTTGATAGTCACTATTTAAATCAATGCGGATATGACGGATATCGCTTAACCCTAAGCGCTTGTATCCTTTTAATTCTAATTCCTGTATTCGCATATCGGACTCACTTTATTATGTTTCTATACAGTGACGCCCCACTGTATGTATTAACCACGGGTGTAATTTACTATGTTTATGTCAAAGATGAAATTGTTTTCCATTGGTATTGCAGCCGAAAACAAGAAATTAGATTCACATGAATTACGTGTAGTGCCAATCGAAGTACTACCGATGGGAGATGGAGATATTGTTGACTCCATCACCGAGACCGATGTGTCTGCTGAGGATGCCTCTGAAAAAGAATACACGGTCAAGATAAAACAACGTAGTGCATTAAAAGCAACATGGATACCAGTTCATGGTAGTAACCGCACAACGTCCCCTAACGTCCGTAGAGGCGAAAGGTTACTTATCTGGCAGTATGGTGATACTGATAAGTATTATTGGTCTCCTACAGGCTTAGACGACGATCTGAGGCGTCTAGAGACGGTGATTTATGCGTGGTCTGCTACCAAAGAAGAATACGCCGATCTTAAACCCGGCGACAACATGTATTCTCTTGAGGTATCTACTCACGGTAAACACATTACTCTACATACAACGCAAGCGGATGGTGAGCCGTTTGAATATACAATTCAGTTGGATACTAAGAATGGTAAGTTCCTTGTCGCTGACAATGACAATAATTCAATTCACCTCGATTCAGCTGAACGTATCATCACAGCAAAGAACCGAGATAAGACAGAGGTTACCTTAGATAAGAAAACAATCTACGCGTATTCCAAAGACCTTATCCAGTTCCATTGTGATGGTAAGCTAGATGGTTATGTCAAGAAAGAAGCCTACATCCACTGCGATGGTCCCTATACAGCAAAAGCCCCCACGATGCAGTTTGGTGAGGATGATGCTGTTGAACCTTCTGTATTGGGTGACACACACGGTGACGGACACAAGGATCTTGAGAAAGCGATCAATGAGTCACAAGTCATCGGTAACTTAGGCATTAAGACATCTGCCATTCAAGCCGTTAAGAAGATCGATATTCCATCGATTAAGAAAGGCGGTGCATCTTACAGTAAAGTCAATACAAACCAGTAGGTGGTACCATGGCATTGAATCCCATGAAATGCTCTCAGGAGCTCACAGCACTGATTTGTGATGTGGCAGCAATAAACCCCGACGGATCTCCTAAACCGGCTGACATTAAGCCTAAGGGAGATTTCCCGACGGGTTTTGCTAAAGCGTACAATAACTACGCTAAAGATGGTGAAGTATTGGGTGGTAAGAACTCAGGTGGGGATGAAAGTATCCTAGCTGGCGCTTTAGATAAAACGAGTGCTATTGATGTTTCTGATCTTGCTTTAGCTTTTGCTGAGTTTTGGAACACGGTAGCTGTCGATCCGGGTGATCCAGAACATGGTGGTACATCCGTGTCGGCTTCCACAAACAACGCCATGTCATTAGTGGGTGATTTTGAAGATGCTATTAATGCGTCACTCACGGACGAAGAAAAGATGCCTATGTATCTACACTTCATTGAGAATCTTGAAGGTGTCGTTAAGAAAATCATCTGGACTATCGTTGAAGAATTTCCAGCTGGATCTTCAGAGTTCCAAGAAGCGATCAAATAGAAAACGTCATAAGGGGAGGGCATCAGCCCTCCCTCTTATTTTTCCTTTATGGAATCTGAACCGATGCCCAATAAGAACCCACGGTCGTGAGTGTATGGTGTATAAGGAGTCAGCTGATTCGTTACGTTGTCTAACTTACGATATTGTGTTTGTTCAAAGATGTAGTTAGGGACAAGGTTACTATTGCAATTAACAACCCACTTACCATCGTCTTCATACGACCAATATTCTTTTAGCTTACCACGTTGAGTAACTAACGGCAACATCGGTCTTTCTTCAGAGTAGAATGTACCAACCAATCCGCTTTTCTCAAGCTGATACCGCTCAACAAAAACGTTAGGGTTATTAACAACGATGAAGAAGGTTTGCTTTAAGTTCAGCATCTGCTTAATAAACGAATTACTTTCTAACAACTCTTTAACAGAGCGTTGCGATTCGTTATTATCAAACGGGGTATATTCGAGACTACTTAAATCGATATAGCCCATCGATTCATAATAGCGCTGGATAAGAGGGTAGTTGTTAAAGTCAATTCTAACTAACCCATCCCCGATCGATTTATAGCTGTTATCGAGAACATGTAGATAGCCACCCATTACCATCAATACAGCACGGTTCTCTGTAGGTACGCCGAGATTGACGTAGGTGTACTGGTAAAGCTTGTTATCTTCATTAGGCTGGTAGATATTATTCTCATCCACATTGATAATTTCAATACCACCTAGCGTTTCAAACGATGTAATACCGATCGTAGTTTCATTAGCATTATCCTGCCCATATGCTCCATCGACAATATAGAGTCCATGTTCAGATGCCGAAGTTTGTTGAACAAACCCGTTAACGGTAACGATGCAGTTATCCTGCAACTTAGAATAATCCACACCGTCTTTTTTCATCAATAGATCTTTACGTTCTTTCATGGGGAATTCAGTTTCAGGATGATAACCCATAACGGTTCGTTCAACATCGTAACCTGCCATAAAGGCATCGCGATGACCAACGAAGTCAGTAACTATTTTAAGCTCACCTTCTACAGTCGGGAGCGATTCATTGTCGATTGATGCTAACCAATCATTCGGTGTGATGTCTGCATTACTAATGCGGGTTTGAAAATCTTCCAACTTCACATACTTAGGTTGTGTGTAGGTTGGGTGACTAACTTCGAAATGGACGTCGAGGTAATTTTGGTAAAGGTCTCTAAAGGTCAATCCGGTAAGATCAATCTCAGTATATCGACCACCATATCCTTTGTTCTTACCTAACGTTCTAACGATGCTATATTGCATGATTTTTCTCCGTATGATCAACTGCTGTATTTTTTAACAGCTTATGATATGGCGTTCTTTATGATGTTTTCATAAGATTTCATTGTCTTTTCGATTAAGGATCATGTCATGACAGAGGTATCTTACACCTATCCGTTTGATCCAACGGGTCGGAAATCTGAGAACTTGGTCAAAAATGAAAGACATATCGTTAGCCCTCCAGATTATCTGGATTACTACTTCATTGTTCCGTTCTCTGGACCGTTCTTTGAAGATGGGTTGAAGATTGTCCACTATCCCTCTGGTAAGGAACTTATCAAAGGGGAAGACTATGTTCTATCATATCAATTTAACTCTGCCTCGAAAGCCACTGCTAAACCTGTGTATGGTGCCATCTCTATCTACAACGATGATATATCGGGTACATTAGAGCTTGAATACCAAACGATCGGCGGTAAATGGATTATTGATGAATCCAAGGCGGCAGAGCTACTTTCAAACGTGGTTAATAACCCACGTATTACAACTTGGGAGCAGGTTGTACAATTACCGGAAAAATTCCCAGTCATTGATCACGAGTGGGATCTGGTAGACTTAGTAGGTGCATCAGATTTAGTTGATGTCTTACAAGCCATTAAAGATTCGATCGCTAATGGTGAATTGGATGGTGGTGCAGCAGCTGCTCACGCACTTAAAACCGATAATCCACACGAAGTCACAAAAACCCAAGTCGGACTTGGTAGTGTGGATAACTATCCCACCGCTTCCGTTGAAGAGGGTCAGGCTGGTGAATCTAATGTTCGCTTTACTACTCCACTTGTTGTTGCTGAAGCAATTAAAGTGCAAGTTGGAAACAAAGTGGATGATCACATTGCTGCCAAAGATAACCCACATGGCGTTACTAAAGGTCAGGTGGGGCTTGGAAAAGTCGATAACTTCGAAACGGCAACTGTGGGTGAAACGTTAGACGGTACATCAGAAACATTGTTTGTTACACCAAAAGGTGTAGCAGCGGCCGTTGAAAACCGTATTGGTGCTGACGTTGTAGATCACGTGGGTGCATCCAATAACCCTCACAACGTGACCAAGGGTCAGGTTGGGTTAGGTAATGTACCTAACTATAAAGCAGCAACTATCACAGAACATAGAGAGGGTACATCCCAATCCTTGTTTGCTACCCCTGCGGGCGTATTCGCTGCCATCGATACTGAAGTTAAACAATTAGCTTTGTCTCACTATTCCAACACGGACAATCCTCACAACGTAACGAAAGGACAAGTTGGGTTAGGAAATGTCGATAACTATAATACAGCGACAGCTCAAGACGCTCGTGATGGTGTTGCCAACAACAAGTTTATGACACCAGAAGCAACTGCTGAGGCGATCAACTACGTTGCTATTGCTGCGATTGATAACCATAAAGAGAATCAGAACAACCCACACAATGTGACTAAAGATCAGATTGGCTTGAGTAAAGTAGAAAACTACTCAAGGGGTGACTACGATGCTCGATATGCACAACAAGATGGTAACTATGCTTTATTGCGTGCTCGTGGTACGACAAAAGCAGACGTTGGTCTTGGTCAGGTTGCTAACTATAGCGTAGCGAGTGTTGCAGCGACTGTGACGGGTGAAAGTGAAGAGATGTACGCAACGCCAGCTGGTGTACGTGCAACGGTTGATCAGATTGCATTACCTCCTATACAGGAACACGTAGCGCGGACTGATAACCCACACCAAGTGACTAAGTCTCAAGTCGGGTTGGGCAACGTTGCCAACTGGTCGGTAGCAACTGCTGAACAGGCCAAGCAGAACGTTGAGAATATGTATAGCACACCTTACTTGACAAAAGTCCAGATTGATCAAATCGTCATGCCTGAGATTGAAACCATCAAAGAAGATGAGCGGAACTTCTCTGAGAGCGTGACTACGTCATTTGAAGATCTTAACTGGCGTCTCGATGGTAAACACCTAATCGATATCCAACAGAAATATTCTTACGGTATCTTTATTGGTGATCCAGACCAAGGTGAGAGCTATAATCTATCCATAGACGCCCTTCAGGCGGCTCCTGACGGTACATTTATCGTTGCGGGTGTTGGCGGACGCATTGCTCGATTTAATGGCTCTAGCTGGAGCTCGTTAAATAGTCCTACAACCGACGATATCTTAGCCTTAGGCGTTACGGGTGATGCTTGGGTTGTGGTTACGGTTAACAAACAAGTATTCCGTACATCGAACGGTGGAACTAACTGGAACGATGTTACGCCTACTGGGTTGTCTAGTAAACTTACCATTAATGGCGCAGGTCAGTTCTCAAGTAACAACTTCGTTATCATCACGAACGATTCAATTTTCCACAGTGGTGATGCGGGTGTGACTTGGACTGAAGAAACTAATGCCGAAATCAGTGAGATTCGAGATTACTCTCGATTTGATAAAGGCATGGTTTTCTTAGCAACCAACAATGGTCCGTTTATATTCCAGCCTGGCCAGGGTATTGATGAGATCATTTCTGGTCGTAGCAATGGCATCTCAAGCGATATGACGTTTGTTGATATCATGGATATCAATAACGTCTTTTTCAAAGATGCTAACGGTGAAACGGCTAACTATGATTTCGCATTTGATACTTGGAGTATTTTGGACATTGAGTTCAATCCTACTTTAGGTCGTTCAGATGAAATCGATAGCCTATTCCTCGTTGTCTCAGACGGCGATCAGATATTCCGCAGCACCAACAAAGGTGAAACTTGGTTTGCGTATGACTTTGATACCGATGTAATCGGTTATAAGCGAGCGGTGGTATCTAACTTAGGTTGGATGTTTGTCGGGCCGAAAGGTGAGACATACTTCTCTAAACGTTAACAAGAGGGGGCGTTGGTCCCCTCTTTTATTTATGAGGTAGAGATGACCATTACAAAAAGTACTGGGCTTTTTTATACCGAACGGTTGGAGACTAATGAAGGCGTATGTCGGGGTGTGTTTTGTCAACCTATCGATATAGATATTTACTCTGCTCCATATCCTGCTAAACATCGGGTTGTTTCATATCGGATTTTACATTGGTACGACTGTAAGCAACCAGACATTTCAGTGGATATGGATTCGGGTGAAGTGTTTAAATCGAAACATCTAGGTGAGCAGACCTTCACGTTCAACACCGGAACCATCGGTACTACTATCGAGAATGTTACGATGTTAATACGTCGCCATTTCTTAGAAGTTGTTGCCAAAGGTAAACCGTTTAAAGATTTAAGAGAATCACTCAGACGGTTAAACGGTGCTAGCCTTGCAAAAGAGGAAGTCACCATCTCGGATGGTAGAGTTGCTGAACTGAATAATGTTCGGCATGTTGAAAAGATAAGACACGATAATAACTTTATCTACACATTTCAACAACCTGTATTAATTTACAACATTGCCATTATTAATGACCCTAACAAGGTTGGTAAAGATGACCTACCAACCAAACGTGTCGTTGAAAAGGCATATGTAAGTAACCGCTCTTTAATGTCAGAAGTCTTAAATGACTTTGATGTATTACTAGAGCAGTAAATACCCATCGTATGGTTGATATAATGTCAAACATCGATCGATATGCATTTTCCATTATTAACTTAAAAGGGTAACCAGCATGACAGCTATTACTACCAACACCGCTAATCTTCGTGATCAGATCCTGGCCTTCGGTGCTAAGATCAAAGAGATCGCTAAAGACGCTAAGAATGCAGAAACTGCTGACTTGGCACAAAACTCGCTGGCGCTTGAAGGTCAATCGTTGAATGACGTTGTACTATTGATCGCCGGTACCACTGGTTTGACAACTCTTGAAGTCAAGAACCAACTGGATGCATTCATTGCTCGTACGGACAACCCACATAACGTAACCGCCGCACAGGTTGGTTTGGGTAACGTCCAGAACTACGGTATCGCTGACTTAACTCAAGCAGAAGAGTTGGACGCGGCTATCGCAACGAACGAAGTATACATGACGCCACGTCGTGTAATGCAGGCTATCAACGCGTTCTGGGAATCGCAAGCAGGTATCGCTCCTGAAACGTTGGATACCATCAACGAAGTTGCTACTGCAATTTCTGCAAACCAAGACAGTTTAGGTGTATTGAACGACGCGGTTGCGACCAAAGCGGCGAAAACCACTGTTGATCAATTGGAAACTGACCTAACTGCGGCTATCAACTTAAAAGCTGATCAGACCACGGTTAACACTCAGATCCAAAACCTGAACGACACGATTGCTGCATTAACTAAAGCAGACATCGGTTTGGCTAACGTCGACAACTTCGCGACAGCGACAGTAGCTCAAACTCAGTCTCGTACAGCGACTGATCTGTTTGTTACACCAGCAGGTCTTGACGGTGCATTGACCGATACAGAGAATACCCTGAATGGTCGCATTGACACCAAAGCAGACACAAACGAAGTGGCAAGCTCAATCAGTACTCTGACTCAAGCATTTACTGATGCTATCGCAGACCTGAATGCGCCTTACACCACTACCTAATTGGTGGGTGATTTGTCTTAGAGGGGCGCTTAGTCGCCCCTCACTAACTCTTTGAGGGCAAAGTAATGGGAGATATTTCAAATAAAGCAGCAGAAGCTGCTCAGGCTTTTGGAGGCTTTGTATCGGGTCTTATCGATCGCATTGCTGAAGAAGCCCGTATAATTGTTCCCAGTACTCAATCTGTCCCCTATAAGACAAACATGTATGTAGGGAATCGCAGAGTTATGGCCGTTAGAATACCTTTAGGTGCATTGCCTAATTCAACAACGAAGGTTGTGCCGGTACCGACTGCTGTGACTGATGTCTGGGACCCTACGACGGCCTACTTAGATACGTCCAACTGTTTTGCTCGTTCGCGAACGACTTCGACGGTGTTACCTTTACCACATTCCACATCTAGCGATTTCTTCAGGACCGACAACGGTATTCAAATAACGTTAACAGGACCGGAAGTGTATATCGGGTGTCAAACCGACATGTCTGGTTTGGATGGATTTGCAACAGTCCACTACCTTGAAGCTTTACCGACTACATAGGTGATTATCAATGTTTGTTAAATATACAATGACAGGCCCTGAGGATTATCGTGGTTCGGTAAAACTCGTATACGGGGACATGGCTTACTCTTCAGTGGAAGTGTTGGGCGACGATATGACGGAGCTAGATCAGACTGAGATAGACTTCGTTAAAGAGAAAACCGATGGTGTGTGGCTTACCATGCGAGAGTACTATTTATCTGAGATCGATAGGATCTCAGATGAGGTTCGTGTCAGTCACATGGAAGTCGGTTTCCGCTCTATCGATATTGAATATCGTCAGGTAGAAGAAGCCATTCGAGAATGGGAAGAAGCAGGATCACCTACCACCGAGGGTAGCGTACCACTTGAAATACAAGTTTGGGCCGATGTTAAAGGTGAGACGGTTAGTTGGGCCGTTAATGATATCAAAGTGGAGATGGGTCGACTAAAGGAGTTTGTGCGTCAACTACGCGCTGCCCGATTAGTAGCAAAGGCGGAGATTAGAACGGCCGCTACTGCTGACGTTGTCTCTACATTTGAGAATCATAAGGCCATTATAGAGGGTATGAGGAATACTGATCCCCAATATTGATGATATATCACCACTGTCCGATGGTCTCGGCGGTGGTGATATCTTTATGACTGATTTAAATATTTTTGGGTGACTCATGAAAGATCAAATGCAAATAAAGGACGTTAAGTCGTTCATCGATAACATTAATGTCCCGACACTTGCACCATTACCAAAACGAGGTTGGTGGGTCGTTGTTGAAGATTGGAACAAATATGGTCACACCGTACCGACTGGCTTCACTACAGACTTAGACAGCGTTCCAAAGGTTCCATATATCTACGCTGCTATTAAGGGGCGTTCTGTATGGGCGGCTCTATTGCACGACTACCTATATGCTTCAAGACGTGTAACGCGTAAAGAAGCAGATGATTTATTCAAACGCGGTATGTTGGAAGAAGGTGTACCCGGTTGGGCCGCCACCTCAATGTATTATGCTGTGCGTGCCATGGGATGGATGTATTATAAGAAGATCGCGAAGAAAGGGTCTCCCGACGGTAAAGTTGAAGTGGGTGTTAAGGGAAGACTACTCGATAACCATCGAGAAGCGATGATGCAGGAGTAGATTATCATGAAAGAGATCGTACGTAAGTACCGATTAGATAAGACGGGTGAATCGCCTGTCAACCGTGTAGTGGGGGAACCTCACACGCTAAAGCCCGGTATCAATCGAAGTGTTGTTACTCGACACGGCGCTTTCTTCACAGACACGCTCATTGTAAGAGATGCCGATACGGGTCGTGAACTTAATATCAAGTCGCAATACATTCCAGTACTTCATTATCCTGAAGCCAGTAAGTTGGCCGATAGTGAAATTTGTTGTGGTGTCGTCATTACCGATCCTGAGATAGGCGATCGAGTAATCGTTGACTACCAAGTGTTGGGTGGTGTTTATTGTAACATAGAACCCGTCATCGCTAACTTGATTAATAACATCAACTTAGATGAACGTGAGGTACTCTGGGGTGACGTTTTTGGTAGACCATCTGTATTTCCACCTGTACAGCATTTGCATGATATCGGTGATATATACGGTTGGGAGTATGTCGTACAAGTACTGAACGACATGACAGACCTTGTGTTGCGTAAGGATGTAACGTCCCACATTGAGATTGAAGCGTTTATTGAACGTGAATATGGATCGATGGATGCATATGCCGATAGCGTACTCATGCGTATTCGTGAACATAAAGCACGTCGTGATAATCCCCACAATGTAACTAAATCCCAAGTGGGTTTAGGCAACGTTGCTAACTACGCTAAATCGACCACAGACGAAGCGTATGATGAGTTCAATAACAATACTCGTCTAACGCCTAGTAAGGTGATGGATATCCTTAATGAGTTTATCTTGAGAGATCTTGATAAACATTTAAACGATCGTAACAATCCTCATCAGGTGACTAAAGCTCAGGTCGGATTAGGAAAAGTACTTAACCTTCTTGTGGCGACGATTGAAGAAGCTATAGAGGGCACGAGAGACGATCGTTATGTGACGCCTGACTTAGCTCGCAGAGCTATCGCCGATCAAGGTGGTGCAATACTTCAAGCGCATTTGGAGGATTTCACTAACCCACATAATGTCACTAAGCATCAGGTGGGATTGGGGTTACTCAAGAACTTCGCTATGGCTTCTATACAGCAAGCTAAGGACGGTTCTCGTAACGACTTATATCTATCTCCCAGAACAGCTAAAGAGGCTATAGATCAAGCCGCAGGCGATGAGATAGCGAATCACGTAGCACGTAAGGATAATCCACATAAGGTCACTAAGGCACAAGTAGGTTTAGGTAAGGTACCTAACATGTCGATCGCTCAACTCGATAAGCGATTCGCATTGTCGGGATCTAACTACTTAACTACGTTAGATGGTCCACTTACGGTATCGCGTGGTAAACCTTATGAATGGCAGATCACCAACTACGATAGTTACAGTGACTATTCAGTTGATGCACCATTTTTAACGATGAACCTAGGCGGTAAGGGCGCTTCATGGCAAGAGATACTGAACTCTTGGACTCGTTTCAGTCGTAAAGGCGATACGCTAACGACGACATTCGATGAATCTGAGATGAATGCGTGGCAGTACAATACTGATACCAACTCAGTTGAGTGTACAATTAACTCCACAACTTATATCGGGTTTATCTCACCTGAATCTTACCAGAACTACGTATTTGAAGCGAGAGTTAGCTCGGCTAATGGCGACGATGACTATATCGGTATCGTCTTGGCTTATGCTCGTGATGCAAGTGGTCAAGTCCATACGCTTGAGGCTGTTCGTCGTTTCAATACCAGTGGTCAGTTCAGAATCCATAAAAACTTTGCCATCGGTGTCGATTCGAAAGAACTACATCGCTATCAAGGTATCTTGAAATGGCCGGATGGTTCTGTAGGTTCTAAACCTACTTCGTCTAATGATCCTAATAACGGTTGGGATGATGTACCTAACGGTGTCCGCATTAAAGCGACGCGTGTGGGTGATACCATTACTGTAGAAACCACACAGACAAACACATCAGACTACATACCTGATGCAACGTTCACTATCGACTTAAATGACGATCCTGATCTACATGTGTTCCGTGGAGCACAACAGATTGGATTCGGTTGTTTGAGTCAAGCATTGTCTACGTGGGATGTGCTACAGTTCCCTATTGG